AGTACAGATACGGGTGTGGCCGGATCACAGGCAAGTGTTTCGAATGAAGGCACGTCGACAGTCGCAGATTTCAAATTTACCATTCCAAGAGGTGACACTGGCGACCAAGGTATTCAAGGTATTCAAGGTGTTCAGGGTCCTGCCGCAACCATAGCAGTAAGTACTCCCACAACAACGGGAGCTGCTGGAACGAACGCCTCCGTTACAAACTCGGGTTCGTCTTCGGCTGCTACGTTTAATTTTACGATTCCGAGGGGGGATACGGGTGCTCAAGGTATCCAAGGTGTTCAGGGTCCTGCTGCAACCGTAGCTGTTGGTACCACAACAACGGGAGCTGCTGGAACGAACGCCTCCGTTACAAACGCGGGCTCATCTTCGGCTGCTACGTTTAATTTTATTATCCCACAAGGGGCTGACGGATCTGACGGGGCTGACGGAACCAACTATTTCACTTTAAGTGGGAGTGACATTTACAGGTCTACGGGGAACGTCGGTATCGGAGGTACAGCTTCTGCTACGAATAGACTCAAAGTGGATGGTACTGTTGAGGCTACCACGTTCACGGGGAGTCTCTCTACATCGGTGACTCCAGGGAGCTATCTCACGGGGAGTGCCTATAATGGTTCAACAGCGAGAACATTCACCGTAGATGCGACGACAGCTGCGACCGCGTCTAAAATCGTAGCTCGCGACGGTAGTGGTGATATATTTGGGAGATATATGAACATGTCACATGGTGCAACCGCTAGAAATAGTGATACTGTATTTTACTCTTCCACCGATAATTACATCCGAAAAACTACAGCTGCAGGTATGCGAAGTTCTCTTGGGGTTGCGGCACTAGCTGGCTCTACGACCCAAGCTTTCTCTGTGAGTACTCTCACAACCACAGGCAACGTCGGTATCGGGACGGATAGTCCTGATGGTAAATTACATATTTACGAAACGACTGGAACATCTCACGGTCTCAATGTCGGAACTCTCATACTGGAACACGGAAATAGTGGTGGTTCATCGAGTATTGTTTTTCCGAGTAAAGTGAACATTACATCAGATTATGGGTACATAACGTATAACGAAAACTACGGTGAAGCGGGGATATCATCAACAGAAAATGGCGTTTTGTTATTGGGGGCTGAAAATGATGGAACGGGAAGTAGCGATCACGTGCGTATCAAAACACGTCTCGTGGTTGAGGCTGATGTGGCGAGTACTGACCCAACATACGCGTTCCAAGTAAAATCATCTAATACGACATCTGATTTGTTTGCCGTGCATAGAGGTGGGTCGATTGGTATAAATGGTATCGATCAAGCTGTTCCGTTTACGATAAATTCAAATAAAACAGCGACAATAAACGGTACTACGTTTACTACATATTGTAAGTGGTATAGAGGTTCAGGTAATTGGTGGATCGGTTCAGATAACGCAACTAATTGGAATCAGAATTTATACTGGTTCTCGAACACGAATGAGACGGGAAATCCACTCAAACTGGTCATTATGTTCGAAAATGACCAGTCGAAGGGAACAAACCTTAATATAAATACGTTCACTGGTCAACACAGAAATATAGTGAGAGGTGTGAATCCTACAAACATAGAAACGTTTATAGGTCTCATCGTATCGGCAGATAATAACGAAAATATAAAAGTGAACGGAGGTGTTGAACGTGGGTTAGATGCTATAACAATTAATGAGACAATTCCTCTCGTTTCTGTGACTAACAAAGCATATGATAAAAGTGTGTTTGGTGTTGTATCCGGCTCAGAAGATCCAGAATATAGGGAGGATAAGTTTGGGCGTGTCACATCGGTATTCATTAAGGAAGAAGGTGATGATAGAATATTCATCAACTCCCTAGGTGAAGGTGCTATGTGGATTTCTAATCAAAATGGCCCGCTCACATCCGGCGATTACGTGACATCTTCCCATATACCCGGTTATGGAATGAAACAAGATTCAGAGTTCTTGGCGAATTACACGGTGGCTAAGATAACCATGAATTGTGATTTTCAAGTAACACCTCGTATTAAATATAAAATCAAATCCGAGTTCAAAACTGTGAATTATTATAGACACGAAGATAATTTCATAAAAGAACCCGAGTATACTAAATTAGATGCAGATGTGCAAGCTGTTTATACACGCGAACAATATGACGAAAATGTTAACATCCTGGATGAACACGGTCAGCTCCAGTGGGAAGATTCTGGTGAAACTGAGGCACCATACAAACTCCGATACCTCCTCCCCGACGGCACACAAATATCAGAGGAAGAGTATACGACAAGGGCATTGGCTAATGAGGAAGTATACCTAGCAGCATTCGTTGGGTGTACGTATCACTGTGGATAATTTGTGATGATATAGTAATGATCATTCCAGACATTGTCAAAGATAAATGGAAATCTCAACCGACCACTTTAGATATCTTGAAAACGGACCTCCAAGCCGAAAAGGCTAAGGTTGCTAAGATGGAAACCCAAGTTCAGGCTAATCAAGCTACAGTCGCTACATTCGAAACTCTTGTGATGACACTCCTCACACGTGTACAGAAATTAGAACAGAGATAGTACCACAGCAAACCCAAAAGACGAGGGATTCATTCGCGGTTTTTGGGAACCCGAAACTGAACTTGCGAATGGTTGGTATTATTTCATTACTTCTCATAGAGTCTATTCACCCTCACGTCCCATTTTTAAAATGCTTAAAAAAAAACGTAGTATAATATAAAATGTCCGGCGGTATTGCCCAACTCGTTGCCATTGGTGCTCAGGACGCTCACATCGTGGGTAAGCCCGAGGTTTCCTTTTTCCGTTCGTCATACAGACGTCACACTAACTTTGCACAAACTGTTGAGAAACAGGTTATCCAGGGTAACCCCACTGCCAATGGTATGTCAACTGTGCGCTTCGAGCGTAAGGGTGATCTCGTTGGTTACGTGTACATTTCCAACCGCGCACCCCAAACTTTGACCCGCACCCAGTGGAAGGCTCAAATCAAAAAGGTTGAACTTTTGATCGGTGGTCAGGTCATCGACACGCACACTTCTGAATTTTCTCAAGACATCGCGCCGGTCATGCTTGCGCAGTCTTACTCCAAGTCGTTCGCGGCGGCGGGTGACGGTACAAATACGTCGCAATTCTACCCACTCCGATTCTCTTTCTGTGAAAATGCTCAGTCCGCGCTGCCTCTCGTGGCGCTCCAGTACCATGATGTCGAGCTCCGCATCTCTTGGGGTAGTGATACACTCCCCCAGTCGGACTTTGAAGTGCACGCGCAGTTCATTTACCTCGACACTGACGAACGGTCCACAATGGCGGGTACCCCCCAGAACATGCTCATCACACAGACCCAAATGTCGATCGCCTCGCAGTCGACTATTCAGGAGCTCAACTACAACCACCCCATCAAGTTCATCGCGACTCGCAAAGATACGACGATCGGATTCGCCGATGGTAAGGTCAAGCTTCAAATTAACGGTACCGATGTCGGTGACGCGAAGCTCGCGAAGCCCCATTACACGGCCGCGTCGCTTTACTACACTACGCCTTTCTCGAGCCTCAAGGCGAGCAACTCTGAGCACTTCCTCTACCCTTTCTGCCTTGACACGTCTAAGCTTCAGCCCACCGGTACGCTCAACTTCAGTCGTATCGATTCGGCTCGTCTCGTGACCGATATCGGCACCTTTGACACTGACATGTACGCGGTGAACTATAACATTCTTCGCATCGAAAATGGTATGGCTGGTCTCATGTACTCCAATTAAATACCCGCTTATAATACCATGTGGTTTTTGCTATTCGCAGTAGCGTTCATCTTTATAATTACATATGACCCTAAATCGAGAACACTCGAGAAGTACATTCCTGTGGGGCCAGCACCTTGTAAAGATGGACATTATAACGAAGTCCAATTTGGACAGAGTGGGTACGACTGTCCCCAAAATAAAACAAATTATTTAGGTGCAGTTATATCTACTTAAAAAAAAGGGTTGTATCTATCATATAAGATGTTTTCTTTCGATAGAGATACAGCCGTTATTGCGGCGGTCGTCGTGTGCATTGTCGCGACGCTGTATATGTACAGGGAATTTGGTAAAACCAAGAATGATCTCTACGAGATGAAGAATCTCGTTGACAAGCACGATTCGTACATGTATTCCGCAGACGACGACGAGTTCGAAGATGATGAAGAAGAGGAAAGCGCCCCCCAGGTACAGGAAGAATCAGTCGCTCGTTCGTCACAAATGAACGCCATTCAACCCGTGGCAAACACCGCGCAGTGAGTCCCATATAATAGTATCAGTAAATTATAGAATGCAATGAGCCATGAAGAAATATAAGGCCATCGCTATACCCGTGTCTTTCGCGGAAAACATACCCAGGTTTTTAACCGTTAGAGATAAAAGATTTAAAGAGTGGATATTTGTCACAGGTGGATGTAAACGAAGAGAAATATTCTACCCACTCCGTTGCGCTTTACGCGAATTGCGAGAAGAGACAAGGGGTGTCATTTCACTCAAGAATGGAGAATATACATCTTTTACATTCAATGTGCAGGAGAGTGAAAACGTCGAACTCGAGTATACAGTCTTTATACTGTATGTAGATTATACAAGACAGCAACAGAATGAACTAGTTAGACGTTTTAATGAAGAGAAGTATAAGATGTATACGAAGAAAATACATGTAAAGCGAGCATACGATGAAAATGATTATATGAGTTTCGATACACTTCCCGAATTTAATTCGAGACATCGATGGGATAGAATAATACAGAATGTCATTCAGAATAATGAATTTTATAATTGCGTGTCCTCACGGGATAGAAAATCCTTTTATATTAAAGAATGAAATCAAAGAGTTACATTTTAATGCAGATTAAGAATATTCTTATGACTATAAAGTCCTATACGAACGATGAGGCTGATACGTATGTAGAAGGTGTACAAGAAAAAACTGTGTACGAACTTCTCGTGCTTAAAAAAGAATTATCTGAATCAGACGAAGAATATTTAGACATCTCATGCCGTCGCTCGATATGGCATGAAGAATATTAAAAAATAAAAAACAATATAAATTAAGTATACATGTTCAAGTCGTGGTGTCGCCGACAAGGTTTTTACAACAACTCCAATTTATCACATGTGCTCATGGATGGCGGTAAACTATCTGTCCCATTTGATAAATTGAATGACTTTTATGAAGAGTACGTACGCGCCGTAGACGACGGTGAAAAAATTTTCGTCGTCGAACAAAAGACGGACACATATAACTTTTTTGTGGATATGGACTATAAAGATGAAGAAGAATTACCATTTGACCGTCTAAAGGAAATTGTACGAATCATGTGTGACCGCGTAGCACTACTGGGTGGTAAAAACGCACTCGTGTCGGTCGCCGAACCGAAATCTGTCGGTGGTCTCATCAAACACGGTATCCATGTCAATTGGCAGAATTTTGTCGTCGATCACGGATCCGCTATGGCTTTACATTCACATATCGTTTCGTCACTCTCACTCATGTTTCCCACAAAAAAGTGGAAAGATATAGTCGACACGTCAGTGTATGGAAATGGTAAACGTAACGTACGTGGAAGTGGGTTTCGAATGCCATGGTCGTATAAGCGTGCGAAACACGAACTGTGCGATGGTCGTGGTTGTGCGTCGTGTGACAATAGTGGGCGCGTGACGCAGGGTATTTACATGCCGGTTCTTATGTATAATTCAGTCACGTCAAAACTCGACGCCATATTTGATGCAAAGCCCAGCGTTGATATATTACACATGGCCACTACACGGACACAAAACATGGTTCCTATTATCATCGAAGGTTCTAAACGCGAAGAGGGTTCGTTTACCCCTAAAGATATGAAGGATGCATTTTCAGATGAAGAGACTATCAGCTCTATTCAGGATTTTATTCAAAAATATTTAGATGGACAATCAAATTCCGAAGTGACAAGGGTATATAAAAAAGAAAATATTTATTTAATCTCTACAAATTCCAAGTACTGTGAAAATTTGGGGCGTACACATGCATCGAATCATGTATGGTTTATGGTCCAGGGAAATGTGATCATGCAGAAATGCTTTTGTTTATGTGAAACGAACCGGGGTCGAAAGTCCGGATTCTGTAAAGACTTTGTGGGAAGAAAGCATTTTTTACCGGATAAGATTTACAATAAAATGTATACGGGTGGCTACAAACAACCGATGTTTTCGATGTCACAGACGATATGTTCCGCGTGTCCAGAAGAAAAGAAGGTTGATCCCATGGAATTGACAAATTTAGTACAATCATTTATAAATCGTCACATGATTGGGGATAAAACAACACGTGTATTGAGTATGACTAAAAAGGGTAAGACGTATACAGTGTTCACAGATTATTCATGTGTGGATTGCTGTGCCCCGAATATTAAGATGAAAATTACGAAAAAAGAAATTGAGCGAACATGTTGCAAAGGGCGCAAACATATGCTTACAGATAAAATCACAAAGATATTATAGATGATCACACTTCTGTTCATCGTAATCTTCATGTTTATCATCTCACAAGTCACGAGCGTGGACACGTCCATGAATAAAGTTAGCGATATCATAAAAGAAACGCATATCTATTCGGGAATAAATGAAGAAATGTACAGTTCGTTTTTCGCGACTATTCAACTCGCGAAAAAGAAACGCGAGCACGTAAAGGAATCACAACAGATGTTACATCAGGCTATACAGACACTCAATAATATTCCCATGTATATGTCACCCATAGATACAGATGTTCAGGATAAAATTGCCGAAATCAGTCAACGACTTGGATATGAATTTGAAAGTGTTTTAATGAACGAGGCTATTAATAGAGATTTAAACTTTAAACCTAAATACATTTAAAAGATTAGAGTCTTTACATAATATATGAGTACTTCAATCAAAACCCGATCGGGGCGTGTCTCTAAAAAGCCCGTTTCATATGAACCCAACGAGATACCAGAAGATGACTTTGCGGAAGAGGAACATGACGGGAGTTACGTTGCGAGTGACACTGACATGAGTGAGAGTGACGAAGAGGATTTTAGTGACGATGACGACGAAGAAGCTGATCAAAACGGTAATCTTAAAGATTTTATCGTCGATGATGCTAGTGAGAGCGACGAGGAAGATGATGCTTAAAAAAATGAGTTACTTAATATAGATATGGAAACTGAATTAGGTAATCCGATTGAATATACACCTGCTATCCCTGATAGAGACCTCGATGATGATGTAAAGGACGATGAAGAAGTAAACGCGTCGATGCTCGACCCATCATACTATTATCAACACCCCCCACAACCACCACCACAATTCTACCCACCGCCACAAAATAACGACTTTTTTTCGAATCTCGATAAAACGGCATACGTCGTGATATTCGTAGCTTTCATTTTAGGATTTTTTATGGGAAAAACTATGCAGCCGGTTATCCTCCGCCCAGCTTGATGGGTACCCAGTAAATGTACCGATAGGGCCATCTAATGTACTAGTAAAATATGCTCTACTCACGATAACAGGATCTTTTAAATTATCATTTAATACATCTGTGGCCGTGACAGTGGAAGTTTTACTATCCTCGTCACCTACCGTTACTAATACTATTATTGAAAAAATGATGAGCAGAATGAATATAAATCCAATAAGTTTATAATTCATACTATAAATAGTTATTTTTTTTCAATCTAAAAACTTTTAAAAATATCAAACACTTTCTTTCGATCAAAGTATATCCCTAAAAAATAAATAAATATGTATATTTTCTTTAGAGAAGTAAAGTATTTTTAATTTATAAAGATGTATATATATTTATAAATTAAAAGTGTGTATTAAAAATTGTTACTATATCTAAGCCTCTTCCTTCGTTTCTTCTTCATTTCCCTCTTCAATTGTCGTCGCAGCCTTATCCTCTGCCTCGCGTTTCTTGCGTCTTTCTTCGATCTCGGCGGCTACCATCGCGTCGGCCTCCTTTACAAGTTCTTCCATTGGAGCGTCTGGCTTTTCCTTTTGCATGCGTTCGATGATGTCGGCCGGGTGGGAAATGGGAGCCTCATCGGGTTTGGAATAAAATTGGGAATTTTCATCACCGGGTTTAATGAATGAGGTTTCACCTCCGAGCGTCGTACCGATCATGTCTCGTTTACGCTCCGAGAACATCTTCGCGGCCATAGCCTGATTCTCCCTGTATCCGGACATCAACGACTCGAGCTTTTCGTTCGTGTAATGCGCGTCTTCGATCGTTGACGGATCAGGTGGGATAAGTAACCACTTGTACATATCGACGACGTAGATATCAAAGGTCGAATCTTCCTTTTGAAGACGCTTACAGTGATTGGCAGCCTCGTCTCGCGTAGCAAACGCACCCCGGATCTTAACACCAAACTTGTCGTTCTTTTGCGGACATTCGGGACCAACGAATGAGATGCACGCAAACACTTGCCCAGGTACGGTGGTATAGTCTTGTTCGAGAGACATTATATATTTACATGCACCAGAAACTTTAAATACATTTAGTTGGCCTAAGTGGTTTAAAGTTTTCGATTAAAATACTATCATGGAAGAACTTCGTAAACTTCATAATGATGAGAAGCGTACACTCATCGAGAAATGTGCGAGAAAAGGTGACAGCATTCTCGATGTGGGTTGTGGGTTCGGTGGAGATCTTCAAAAATGGCGGGGTGTCGGTGTCAATATAAACATGTGCGAACCATCGAATGAAGCTCTCGAGGAAGCCAAACTACGCGCAAAGAATATGAAAATGCGTGTCAACTTTTATCACGGTGATATACACGTGTGTCCAAATAGAAAATACGACATTGTGTGTTATAATTTCGCACTTCATTACATATTTCAGTCTCGTGAATTATTTACGAGTACACTTCACGAAATAAAAAAACGTATGAAAATTGGTGGTATATTCATGGGGATTCTCCCAGATTCCGAAAAAATTATTTTTAAAACACCATACCTCGACGAAAGTGGAAATTTTTTTAAAATGAAAGAAACAAGTAGTGGTAATTTCGGTGAAAAATTATTTGTACATTTAATCGACACACCATATTACGCCGAAGGTCCAAAATCTGAGCCTATCGCACATAAAGACTTATTGATAACACACTTGGAGACTATGGGATTTTCACTGATGTCATGGGAAGGATTAAAAGGGAATCCAATTTCTGAATTATACAGTAAATTTATCTTCGTATATAAAAATGATACTACGAATCGTGTTAGTTATACTTAATTTTTTAATATTCACACACATGAAAAACGATCAGCGCATTGTAGACGTGAAAGAGAAATATAGGATACTCAGGGAACATCTCAAACAGACAAATGACCCACATTATGATATGTTACATCGCGAAATACCGATCGTTGCACACACCGGTAAACCATCGGCCGTAGGCTATAACACAAACAAAGGTGCGGAGATTGGGATATGCATAGACGGTACACCAAATGAAATATTTCACGTCTTATTACATGAGCTCGCACATTCTATGGTGAGGGAGTATTCTCATAGTGACGATTTCTGGGCGCGGTACGAAAAGTTGAAGAATGAGGCTGTAGCTATAGGTGTGTATGAATCAATACGTAAGACAACCCCGTTCTGTGGTCAGAAGATACGTGATAAATAATATAGGTGTATTATAAATGACTTCTGTGTTCATCAGTCCATCGGTTGCTGATATTGTAAAGGCTGCCATTCCGTGGTTTGGGTTGATGTTTGGCTCGAGCGTTATTCGCGCAGAGACAAAGTATTGGGTAAATATGACTCTACTATCCGCCGTGTACCCCATAATGTTGCGATACTTGAGTGATAACAACTTACTATTGAGTATGTCGAAGGGGAGTTTGGGAATTACCATAGCAGTGTCAACTCTATTATTAATTGCTTTAACTGAAGGTGGAATATGGCCACAGTTGAAGAAAAATTTCAAAGAGTATGGGAAAGACCCTAAACAAACGGCACTCACCACGGCTGTAGTGATGATGTCTTTCATGATTGGTTTACTTATTACTTACTATACCCAAGGTAAAGCTATTATTCAGGTATAACGACGCATCACGAAGAATATGATACCAGCCACGGCACCAGTTGATGCGATACCGACCAGACTGCGTCCACCCTGTGCGTTCAGGAACTTAGGAACCGTGTTCGCAAGCTTTTCTTGTATGGGCTTGCTAACAGCGACACCGGTACACGCGACTACCAAAAGTGCGTGAAACTGATCGTCGGTAAGGTTAAAAGGGTTTTTTTTAGACTGTTTAGTAGTCTCCGACTTTTGTGGTCCGGTAGAGGTGACCTGACGGGGGAGTTCGACACGGGGTTGGGCGTCGAGCATACGAGGATCCATAGCCATAGCGGGGGGTTCGTTAAATTGTTGCTGTTGCGGTTGGGGTTGACCCATAATATCGGAGATTGGCGTGGAGTCCATAGTATCTTTCTTTTCACCCACATTTTTTTCTTGGAAATTTTCAGGCATAAACGATGTAGAATGGTTGATTGGAACCATTCCAGATGCATTCTCCGACAAATTCATAGTTGGTATATCCGACATTATATAATGATACTAGTTTTTTTCATCGTACTCATGCCGCATTTCCTGAATGATATTAAAATATAAAAACGTATATACTACACATGACGATTACATGCTCACATATTGGAGGGGTGCTGCACAACCACAAACTGAATAAAATTCGGGTAAATGTTCTAGATACTCTATACAATAAACCATTCATTCAACCCGAAAAGGAGATTCGTGATAACCCCCGACTTCGCCTGAGATTTAAGGAAGCTATCAAAGAGGCACACGAAATATGTGCAGCGACTAAAAATTCGTATGAGTGTCATCTCGCATGGTACGAAGTTGACGAACTTGAAGACTCTATGATGCGCCAAGACCTTAAAGATTAAGAATGATACTTTACCAAGTCATGGATGTAGAAGAACTCGCTACATGTATTTATGATACACTCGGTCCGGGATATAGTGAACGCGTGTATCATAACGCCATGGAAATCGTATTACGAGAACGAAATATACCATATGAATCTGAGCGTGTCATACCTATCCTATTTCATGGGCATGTCATAGGAAATCTCCGGTCCGATATTGTCATAGATAAATCAATAATACTCGAATTTAAAGTTGTAAAATCGCTGAGTGAACACGCTGATATTCAGGGGTATAATTACCTTCGATTGACTGGGATACGTACGGCATACTTGATAAATTTTCCACCTACGAAAAATGGAAAGATTGAAATTAAAAAAATTACTATGGATTCTGATTAGAATTTTATATACACATACTAAATGTATATAAAACAACTATTTTGTAATTTAGGTCTAACAATATTTAAGCAAACGATTTCGTGGTTCCCTCCTCCTTTCGCTTTTCCCGACACGCGTCGTTCTTTTCCTTCTTCTCAGCAGCCTTAACAGGGTTCGCCTTCGCCTTGTTCGCCTGTTTGATCTTCTTCTTCTCCGAATCGGTGAGTTTGTCTTTCTGAGTCTTATCAATCGCCATATATTTATATATCATTTTAAATCTCTAAGCGCCTTATAAATAGTATACTTTTAGGGCAATTGACGAATATCAAGAACGCGGAACTTGGGTAACTTTAATTAAAAATTACCATGGAATCCGATTAGACTTAAATCTACATGACTCTTTTAAAAATGAAACAAACATAATTAAATCGTCTTCACTTTTTATAGAATTTAACATAAACTCGACATAACTATTATATTTGCGATGTGGTCCCGAATGTACGAGACGATCCTCTCTCACATTGAGTACATGTTTACCATGTAGTGTTGGCATCATTATTATATTTGAACTCGCATGTATATCATAACCATATTTATGGACAATGGGGTGTATCTTAAACTGTTTTGGGATTACATGATGATCGTGAACAAGCCCACTTAAATTCCATCGTATCTTAAACGACGTCCTAACACTGGAGCCGTACCGCATACTATACTATCACTTTTTAGTTACACAAAATATAATATAACTAAAAAGTGATCCAAACGGGGCTCGAACCCGTGACTTTGGCGTGCCTTATGTGAATGTAACTTCACTAATATATACTATGTATAAGCACCACGCTCTAACCAACTGAGCTATTGGATCATATACTATATTATACTTGTGTATAACCTTTAAGTGTATGCACTTGTTACCTCCTCTTCTCCGTCAGTATCATATGCACTGTCGTCTATGACACCCATTTGTGTTAAACTGTTGGGATATACTCCCATGATAAATCAATGCAAATTTTTCTCCAAATGAAATCCTGTTGGTGTAGTTTTTCCTTTGATTTTAAAAGTGGAAAGTATTGTAGATACGAATCTTCACTTAGAAGTTCACAGAATTTATACAAAACATACGAATAACTTAGGAAGTTTTTACGTTCCGATGGACAATTATCATCGAATGGCTTTTGAATATTTTTGAACATCATTCTCAATTGTTCTTCAAGTTCTTTGGGCATTTTAGGTGGTTTTATCCCACTCAGTATATTCGTGATATATGGGACGTGTTCGTAGTACTTATTAAGTTTCAATTTCTTTAGGAGCGCCCGGACTCGTGCATGTGTAATCTCCGTGAGCAGTTTGATTTTCATCTTCTTGAATTCATTCCTAAGTTGTGCTATGACGTCTACCGGTATACTAGTCGTTTCTTGTGCTTGAAATTGTGAGAGCCACTCGTTAAAGTGGTTATCGCGTTTATACGAATAATTGATTATTTTTTCAGAGGTCTCTTGCTCTTCTTTGTATGTCAACTCTTCACTTATCACAACCTCGACGACCGCGCCACAACCATCGCATATAATATCACTCGTATCGCTAAAATGAAAAAGATTACTATCTGGACACTTCAAGCACACGGTCACGAATCGTTCTATGGGTCTGTCGAGTGTTTGTTTTTCGACATCTATCAGGTAATCGACAAATATATCTTTTCGTTGTAATCCCACTGTTTCTTTACAATTAAACACGTTATCTGTATGGGTCTCTTTCATGGATTCATCTGTATATTGTTTCAAGTAAGGCATACATCGCATGATATAGTCCGACATTTCCGATTCGTACGCTGACTTTTTGTTGGGATCGTTTTCTATCTTTTCCATCCATTCATTTATTCGTTTATTATATCTACTTAAAAAATTACCTTCCATTTAGAGTAATGAAATTACTCCACTCGTTTTTAATTAACGCTATTTATAATATAAAACAAATCATTAAATTCTTTTTTCACAATAATGATTTTTCTATAATAAGTACGTGTATCGAATATAAATACGACCAGTCAAAAGACTATGTAGAAGATATATATAGTATTTTCTGGAAAAGGGAATCTTTGAATTGGGTCGATAATTCGTCTGAATATTATGTGGATATCAAAGATTCTGATGATACCGTCGATCCCCCACTGTGTGTTATAAACCCCGTCGTCCGCCGTAAATTTTGGTACAATAACAAAGTGTATAAATTCTTATCGTACGACCTAGAGTATACGTGGCCCCCAAAGAAATCGATGGGTGTTCATTTTCATATACCCTTATCGAGTGCGCAATTAATGGATTGTAATGACAAGCCAGTAAAAGACATGCTCTCCAAGATTGGAAGATATGCTGGTCCATATAACGATTTTTATAAGAGTGATATGAAGATAAGGGATATGTTATGGTATAATGATGAAACCATGAAGAATTTACCAATAATTAAACTAAAAAATGCATTTGGAATCACGAAATATGTGTCCACCGAAACGGGGAGGCTCACTGATCTTCGGATACCTTAGTTGCCAAGTAAAATTTCAACTCTCCTAGATTTGCCACGTTGTACTTCAACACGAGAAATCTATTTTGTTCCTCCTGCATGATCTGCACAGTTGAGCACATGCTCGTCGCCTTCGTAAATATATTCATATATTTGAGTGAATACACACCACTCATCTTTGGCGATTCTTCTGTGCACTCGATGACAGTCTCCTGGTTAGCGAAATCGCCATTCACTGAAAGTATTAATTTATTACCTTCTCGCATAATCTCAATCTCCTCGCCTATATTGGACATGTCACGACACATGCGTTGAAAATCGACTGATGGTAAAGATGTATTCATCGTCATGTGGACGTCTGGAACTTCGATTTGATTTTCATTGATGTCGAGTAATTTAAGAGCAAACTTAGTGCACGTCTTCTTATTTTCGTTGTGAATCTCCAGGTTCATAAATTCTTTTGAATTGATTGACATGACAAGCACGTCATTATTGGTGATAGTCTTGAGGAGTTTGTGCATGTTTGACATGTTGATGCCAGCTTCCATTTCTTCTGTACACGAGTATTCCTCGAAATTATCGGCCGACAAGTACATATCTATTAGTGATGTACGGGCAGTGTCGAGTGTGACGATGTACATTCCATCTGGTTTAAAATATATGTTCACATCGTTGAGTATATCTTTGAGGACTTCAAATGTGGATTTAAATGCACTCGCCTGGATAGTTAATAGCTTTAGCATCTCTCGGTAATGATACTCTTATTTCTTTATATCAGTATACGCGTCAGAAACGGAACGACTTATCCTCTCTTGGAGTTCGGGTGTCATCGCAGGTTGAAGCGATCGACCATAATCATCGAGTCCGAACAATTGATTGTTAGATTCTCCAGCTAAAGTTGTCATGTTAAACGAACTAAACCCACACGTATCCAGCTCCTGTACGGGTAGTAAAGATTCTAGCCAGTTGTGGATTTCACGTCCCACGAGTATCTTCCCATTCTTTGTCAACATGGTTGGAACTCGATCAATCTTACTGCGATGTTGCTGGGGGATACCAAGTTCGTTTACGTTATGGTATCGCACAATTTGTTTGAGTTGTGAATGGGAATTTACATATTCTATGACATCATTACTATGTTTACACTTTGGACTGTACAATAGCAAAGACATATCTGTTGTATTCTCGCAAAAAAAAATCAAAAATAACACACAAGTTTTTTTATACCTATATATTAAATGACAAAAATCATTCTCGTTCTTTTGATAGCTCTCGTGTTATACTTGATGTCCAGGACGAAAGAAAAATTCGGGTATTCGGGCTACACGAAGCCTGTACACACTGTGATTCTCGATGATTCCGCGCCAAACATGAGCGAGTACCGAAAAAATGAAAATGTCAGTATTTCTAATGATCTCATGGAAAAGTTTGTACTCTCGTCAAATAAATACGTCTCAGAAAAATCTGGATTATGCACGTACATCATCGAGACCACGAGTGTTAAAGGGTTTAAACACAAAACCAAAAATCACGAATTGTATCAATGTATGTTCATGTTCATGCGTCAGGGTGGTTTCTCGTTTGGATTTTCGGCTGTTGTAGATATACTCGTCGTTTCTGACACTGTGAAAATCCAAGGTGCCCGAACACAACCTCTCGGGGTGGTTCCCCCTGTAGATACTACACCGTTTGGATCGTCTATTCGGGGTAGTGAGTTTATAGATTTCGGCACGTTTGAGCAAAGTGAGTTGGATTTAATCAAAAATAAGTCTAAATAAATGTAATGATATCCGTCGAGGAGATTTCACGCTTAACGGATAAGCGAAATCAAATGAAGAAGGAGACGTACACGAAGATATATGAACAGATCTCTAGAAAAATACGCAGAACGGTCGACGCCCGTGGAAAACGTACAATTGCAGAAATACCTTCATATCTCGTTGGGTATCCGTCATTCGACAAATACAAAGCGGCGAGATATTTAAAACGGCAATTGGAAAATAATGGGTTTCAGGTAGTGATAACAGGTGATGTAGTATTAGATATTTCATGGGAAGTGAAGAAGGTGTCTAAAAAACCACAGGAAAACGATGATGAAGATTTCCCATCACTGATAAACCTACGTAAAGCTGCGAATAGATACAGGGGGAATGCGGGAAACAGTTAATAAAAAAAGTTACACATATCATAGATGGATAACCTGAACATTTTAGTCGAGGCTAAACGTGAATACCTCGAACAACTTTCAATTCTTATGTGCCCCATCATGATAGACGTGTTCGACGATATGTACCAAGAGGCCCATAAATTGTCCAAGGGGCGTAAAGTGTTGATAATGTTTCAAAAAGTGCTCCGTGACGTACCCGAATGGAGTGAAACCATGGCGAAACAACACACCGATAATATCGCGAACCGCTGCTCGTGGTTCAAGAATCTCGTCGCTGCGGTATTTGTGAGTTCGGTGAAAATCTTATCGGCCGTGCGTCTCAGTGCGGAAACTAAGAAATTATCGGTGAAACTTCCCACGAATGAAGTGTTTATTCATAGCTGTTACAAGAATGTGGCAAAAGATTTATACAAAAACCCGTACATCTTCGCCGAAAATCAATCTGAACATGCGAGGAATGATCAATTGTATGATCGATTTGCTCTATGTGTAGAAAATACAGTGAAAGAACTCATTCCCGTACAGGAAATTCTTCAGACGTACATGACCGACCATACTGACGATATCATAAATCCGCAGGAAATGGATATGTCACGCGACGATGTTGAGGAATACGAGGAACCGGTAGGTGGTGAAGAAGAACCCCCCGTGGGGAGTGCTGAAGAGCCCGTACCTGCACCCGGGGCTATACCAGATTTCGACCCAGACCCCGTAGATGATTCGGGTATGGAACCTGTACATCAGGAGGGTGAACTTGCTGGCCCGATTGACTCTCAACGAAACCCATTTGAAGACGAGTTCCGAACTATTTCTTCGACGCGATCACACCAAGAGTCACAGGAGGAGGAGTGCGAAGATTTATTTCCAGATGCATCTGAAACCAGAACAAAAAAACTTAGCTATTAAATATGGACATGGACGAATATTTTAGGGATCCAACTTCGGCCGCTCTCATTGCCGCATCTCTGACCGCTTTATATATTCACGGAAAGGCCCGTTTAAATGACGAAGGTGCTTTAACAACGAGTGCATATGTAAAACCGGCTATCCTAAATGCTATATTAATATACTTCATAATCTCGAACGGTGTTGGTAAACGTGAAACGATATCAACCGACCCCTTTTAAATAGATCACTTAAAGATTAACCCCATACTATTAGAAAATGACTTCGGTTACTGCTTTTAATGATATGATGGGACAGTTTCTCGCCGAGCTTCACATGTCTTTTCCAGAGGAGAAGAGTATCAAGAAGTACATGACCGCGTTTGAGCTTCTGCGCTCTGCCAATGGTAGGCTTGTAGTCGACGGATTCATGGCCGCTATCGCACCTCACATGGATAAAATTTCTGCGAAGGACGAGAACTTTTTTATTGAAAATGCGGAAACCATCGATTTCTTAAAAGATATCAATCTCAAAAACATTTGGCCTATTGCATCGGACAACACTCGAGAGGCTATCTGGCAGTATATTCAAACGCTTTACATGCTCGGTACCACGATCACGTCTATCCCTCCCGAGACGCTATCCATGATTGAAAGTGTCGCTAAACAATGTGCCGACAAACTTCAGGAGGAAGGGGGTGATATTGATGAGTCTCAGCTCATGAAGTCTATGCAGGGTCTCCTCGGTGGTATGATGAAAAAATAAAAGTTTATTATATAAATGGCGACTCGGTCGGTGTTTAGCGAACCGAAAGAACTTTTTAATAAAGATGAAATTCTTAATTTTTGGCCAATTGAAAAACAGAGTGCAGCAGAGCGAGTGAACTCTACTGCTCGTTTTTTGATATATGCCACATGCATTCTATATTTAATTAAACGTGACATCCGGGTGTTTATTCTCGGTATGACAGGTGTAGGTGTTCTTTATGTAATGGAAAGATCTAATATGATCAAAGAAGGTAGTATTCGACCAACTAAAACTACGAGTAAATATCATTCGCAGTGTCAGATACCCACACAAGATAATCCCATGGGAAATGTACTCATGAGCGATTACACGGATCGCCCTGACCGGCCATCTGCGTGTGATGTAACGACGGTGGGTAATGATATTAACGATATACTGTTCGAAAATATCCCGTATGGTCCCACACGTTCCCGGTCGTCTATGCCGGATATTCAGAGGAACGCGTATGCCCGCCAATTTGTAACTTCACCAGTGTCGAACATACCGGGTGATCAGACAGCGTTTGCGGAATGGTTATATGGTGAAAAGAACGCTCCCATGTGCAAGTCTGATGGAATGACGTGCAGCCCCAACGCTAGGGGTGTTCAATTGGAAGCTTTCGGTGGAATTGACATTGCCGGCGATAAAAGGAGTGGTATGACACGGGGATCTGGTTTGTCCGCATCATAGTCTAGATAATATTCTCATGTAATAATAAATGGCGTATCAACTCCAACCTGGAATGAAAATCGTTAACAACCCAGTAGCCCCCCCGGTGTGTGCGACCGAAGAAATATTTTCGTACCCCAAGCCGAGTTCCCTGAACTACGGGTCTCGCCCCAATACGATGCTTTACGGAACGGCTCCCTTCATGGCCGGTAAGGGTGCCCCAGCCGAACACATCGAGACGAGTGACGCTTTACGCCCCCAATCTACGAGTCAGTTTAACAAAATTGTTTCTCAGACGTATGAGAAGAATCATTTCCCCCTCCAACACATTGAGTGTGGACTCCCCCTTAGAAGCATGACATACGAGCCCGCGAGTACGCGTGCCGATATTCAGAACGCGATATTTACACAAAGATATCAGAATTAAAAATCTCAATAACAGGTAAGAATGGCTGATCCAGTGTCTATACTAGCGGTCGCCGGTTTGGCATATGTAGGAAAGAGATTGAGCGATCGAAACTCGGAAACATATGAACCAGAACAACCCCGAGTATATACTCCAAAGCCCCCAGTTGAACTTAAAATGCCCGAAATCATGAGTGAAGCCGATGAACGCGTTCCCATGCGAAAAGTTGAACTGTCGTCGTTTGCTGATATAGCACCCCAAATTAGAACAAACGGTGGAGAGATGCTCACCATGCGAGACCGAATGTACGATACCGGGCGCATGAATAATTTATCTCCTGTTGAAAAACAACTCGTAGGCCCGGGTCTTGGTATAGATGCGTCTGTACCCGCCGCCGGTGGATATCAACAACTTTTGCGTGTCAATCCCGAAAATGTCGGTGCGTATCGTCTCACAACTTTACCCGGCCGAACGGGACCCGCCGCTGACACTAAGGGTGGTCGACGTGGTGTGATGGGACAATTTGCGCAAAATCGTCCCGAAAAGACGGCGGATCTTGCGTCTCGACGCCCAGAAGTGTTTGGACGTGCTCAGGGTATGAACGGTGTCGTCCCACGTGGTGAGCATGAACATACCAAGCGTCTCACAAACCGGTCTGAGACTGGGACACGTGACGACGCACTTGGATTTTCTGGAGCGAAGCGTATTGTTTCCGGTACCACGTTAGCCATGGACCCCACGCGTAACAAGAAAGATGGTAATATTGAACAATACCAATACAACAATCAACCTGGGCCTGATATCAACCATTACGCACACGGCTATCTCAATGCTCCCGGTGTTAAGATTGGTGAGTCACGTGTATATGGGACGCCTCACACCGTCGCAGAACTTAACAAATATGGTTTCAGACCCGACGATCGACGTGGTAAGGCGAACCGCGTTGGTAACGGTGGGCGCATGAATGTTCGTGCGGGGCCTCTCAATCAGGGTGGTATGCCTACCGCCCTTCGAACGGATACTACCAGGATAGATGGTCGCGTTAACCCCGTCGCTGGTGGTTGGACGCAACAATATCAGAATAATTCGTATCATCAACTTAACGCGCATAAGGGTCACATGAACCCTCTCGCACATAAAGAAAACCTGAACGTGGCGAAGAAGCAGATGGCTAATAACCCATACGCTCAGCAGTATTGGTAATTTATTCAGAACCGTGAAATAACCCCCATTAAAATATTATCCATATATTTTAATGAGCGTGCACACGTTAGATATAGATAGTAGTGAACGCGACCCAGTCGTGTTTCCTAACACAGGGGATTATGAAATTGAATTAAAAAGACCTATATACGACGTAAGTAAAATTTCTCTTATTTCTGCACGTATCCACAACAGTCAATTGCTTATCCACGAGAGAAATAATTCATTTTCCGTAAATAACACGGTGATTACTCTAGATAATAACAATTATAGTGGGAAAACACTGGCGACTGAAATTGTTACAAAAATCCCCGTCGTCACGTCAGCCTTGTACGATGCGACGACGAATAGTATAACTATGAATGGATCTGCACCGTTTACGTTTGAATTCTACGGGGGTCATAATGGGTACGCTAAATTGGACAACGGATACACAACACCGCATGATATTCTTGGTCTTCCAGCGAGTAATGTTTCGTCTAGTGGAAACACACTCACGACCGGTAGTATAAATTTACAGGGTCCAGACGCACTTATTGTGAAACTCAGCAGTGGTTCCGACGAATTCAATAAAACTGTTTTTTCTGACAACCCATTTTACACTGGTCGAATACTTTTATGTGGCGATGCTACAAACTTTTCTGGAAAAGATGATGCAGTTGAACACTATTTTCATTCTGGTGTACAAAAGACGATTTCTCGTCTTCGTGTACAATTTTTGTATAGTAGCAACAATCGGATCATACCATATGATTTTAGACACGCTACGCACGTTTTAAAACTAGAAATCAATTGTTCGACTGATAAATTGACTACTACACCGAAAGTGAAAAAGGACTTTTCACTACCTACACCTATACGCATCCCTGAGTTGGAAGATCCGGATAGGTGGACACCGATTGTGTATATAAGTATAATAATCGTGACCGGGTTAGTATTTCTCCTGCTTACAAAACCAAGACGTCCAATTAGCGGGTGACCGCGTAGACGGCGGGGGATGGCTTCCTGACACGGGAAGACATCCTGGAGATCACCATGTATACGACCACTGATAGGAGAGTGGTGAATAGGGCGGTGAGCGCATAGTTAAGACCACCGTTCTTCTGGACCTTGATGATCTGGTGAATAGACCAGCGAACGAGGTCCATCCACGAGAGCGCCGCAGCGAACGAGAAGCCGGCGACAACTGCGTTGAGCGATTGTGCTTCGAGTTCACGGGAGATGGCAATCAGGGCTTCGGTGGCGTCGGCGGACATTTTTAATATAAAACAAGATTTTATTCCGGGATCAAATCTTCGACCTTTAATATTTTTTTAAATTTTTGTCCGTTATATCCTTTAATTTTTTGTATAGAACTATCGTCATCTGATTCGGTGTCCGAATCTGATGACGAATCACCCCGTGCCCTGAATGATTTATATTTACTATCAGACCAACCCTCAGGGGTCGATGTGTTCATTACTATCAATAGCATTTTTTATCATTTCTTCTGACGGATTGGTAGGCTTCCAACCTTCCCATGCGTCATACGCCTGGTTGATCGCCTGCATTTGGATATTGTCACCTGAATATGGTTCAAATAAACTCTCTTCGTCATCCACGATTTCTATGTCAGATTCGTCAGATGAATCATCTTCATTTTCGTATATTTCTGGAAAATAAGTGCCTATTTTCTTACCCACGGAGTGCATCGCGCAATATTTCATGCAGTATTCCATATCCTTCCCGAGAATTGTTGATCGTCCACATGCTTTAGCGTATTCCCCTGAAAGAACTACAGCTTCTTCCATGACGGGCGTTATAATTTCAATTGCTGATTGAACCACTGTCGAAGAGAAGTCGTGCCCCTCCATTTTCGTATCTCAATATGTTATAATTGATCGCGTAAACTCTAAGCTCCCTTTCGTCGACCTTTCCATTTAAAAGTAATTTTAGTCGTTGTTCTTTAACCAATGATAAATTGCGTTGTCCAGTTGGATACCATTTTTCGGGTTCAAGTGCAAAACTATATGAATAGAAACGCCTAAACAGTTGTGTTCTAGAATGGTGTATACCACTCTGAACTGCGCGGAGTGCTATAACGTTTCCTGTGATATCATTAATAGGCTCTTCATCGTTTAAGGACAATGTGAGTCCTTTCAAATTTTCGTAATTAATGTACTCAAGTTTACCGTTTATCTGTATGGTCTGCATCGTATGATCATAATCAAATATCGTAGAACTATTACGTTTTATGACAAAGTACAACTCCTTTACCGGATTTGCAAATTCTGTTTTAAATGTGAGTTCTTGCGTTTCCAAACTCGTTGAATCTGGGATTGCAAAATTTTCGTTCTGTACTTGTGTGATGATATGATCTCGTTTAAGTGTACGTAACTTAATACGTTCCTCGTCACCGAGTGCGACGAGTTCGGTTTCGAGTGCGATGGAATTTATATGAGGTTCATAAAGGGTTGCTCTATCTATTATATTGATTGTTCCACCCATTCCTGTATGGACCGCGCAATAATAATATAATGTAGACGGTGTGTTGTCGTCGACGGTTATCGTACTGCGATCGGACAGATAATCCGTGCCAACAGCATATGCGGGCCCTTCCAAACTCTCCGAAAATCTAAGGGGGTGGGTTGCATTTGAAATATCAGTCCGATCGAACGTGTACGTAAATCCCCTTTGTAATGTAAGCGTAGGTTTTATAGCACTGCCTATATAAAAGGCGCCATAACTTGCAGTCACAGCGAAACTTAAATCCGGTACATTTACAGTTGTTGGTAGTCCTAAAATGCAGTCCTGACGTTCATTAAGTTTGATTTCAAAATGACATTCCTGTTGCTGTATAGCACATAAAGGTATGGCGAGTTCTGGATTCCGGTAAAAGTAAAATGGAATGTCTACGATACATCGCCGCGTAGTCGTCGCATCACCCAGATACTCTTTTATTGTCGAATTGTTTACCCGAGTTCCAGAGTAATCGAGTGGGAATTTACCAATTAATTTTGACAAGTTCGTCTGTTTCGTCTGCGTGACATAATTTTCGGAATAAATCTGTAGATAATCAGACGGTATACGTTGAATATGTTCACCCCCTATGAACATGTCCACATGCTGAATAAGGGCGTGACCTATAGATTCTATGTATTTATAGTGATTCGCACCGTCGTAAAGTGCTGGCAATTCAAAATACACTCGCACAGATGTCATCAGATCACCAACATCCCTTGGTATTGTACACTTTAACGTTGAACCGTATGTACATTCACCGTGTAGATCGTGTTTGACATTATATACAGAAAATTTGGTATGTTTCCTGAATCTTTTTATAAAATGTGAATAGTCGGGGTTGTCGGTAAAATAAGCATCGTGTACCCCCTTCGTAGCGAGCTGAACACGTCCCGCCATTTCTATTATTAGTCTTTAAAATTTTAAACCCGCTAATCCACTCTCTATGTGTAATATGTTGTAATTCACTGCGTATATATCGACATCTATTCTATTCGTAGACGATGTTTCGTCTAATTCGATCTCAATTTTTTTATGTGAAATACGACTCATGTTTACCTGCCCTGTGGGGTAATATTCCTCAGGTTTAAGAGCGAACGAATACATGTAAAATATATAGGCTGGATCGGGGTATGAAGTATATTTATTCAACGATTCTTGATACGATAGAAATAAACCGTCACGATCTATCATAGTTTCACCGTTACATTTTAGTACGACTCGTTTTATCTTTCTATGATCGGACCTCTTTGACGTATATCGTGTTGATAAACTCTCATCAACGTGTGTTACGTCTTTAAGTGTTACCGTCTGTTCCGGGGCGTATTTTTCTTTAGCTATAAAGAATAATTCCTTTACAGGGTGTTTGAAATTTAACATACCCGCCTTATGACTTTCGTTGGGTTTGAACGGTAATGTGGACATTTGGAGCTGTGTAATTCCATATTCCATTGGACGTGTCTTCAAAAAGTTCCTTTCATCTTCACTTATGAAAAAGAAATCAGTAATCAAGGAGATGTCCTGAATTACAGCGTCTGATGTGGATCGTCTAGTAACATTACTTCCTGACGTCGTATACGTGAAACTCACAGTATCATTCGCGTCCTTAAATTTGACATACACTTCGATAAGTTGTTTAGTTATAGCACATACGGGAATCGCCAAACTCGAATGCCTGAAAAAGTAAAATGGAAGATTGAGGTAAAATGTATTATAGGAAGTAGACACATCCAAGTGATTGTTATGTCCACCAAGAAAGTAAAGTGTTTGTTCTAAATCGTCTGTATTGTTATGTAATTGATTATACATGTATATATAATCCCCTGTTATACGTTCGATGGTCTGACCACCTATACGCAGGTCAACATATTCTATTATATTTGACGTCAGTGATGTGTTATATAAATTTGACACCAGGGCGTCCGATGATTCGAGGAGGGGTTTGAGTGTCATCTTCAACATCATGCTCCTGACGAGATCACCAACGTTATTCGGTACTCTAAGATCCGCGTACCCACCAAACTTCTTTTCACCACCGAATGGTATTTCAACAGATTCTGTGGCGAAGCGAGTATGTTTTTTATAGTTCATCACAAAGTATGAAAATTGCGGTTCGCCGGTGAGCCATTGGTCCTGAATACCAGTGGCAGCGAGTCTGACACGCCCCGCCATTCTTAATACATGTGAGTAAAATTTTATGAATTAATTCGTGGCACTATAGTAGATGGATTTGAAACTCCGCAAATTCAAACCGGAGGTGATGGCCGATGACAAGGTTTGTGTCTTCATAGGTAAGCGTAACACGGGAAAATCGACTCTTGTCACTGATATATTATGGCACAAAAAACATCTACCCGCGGGGATAGTACTCTCTGCTACAGAAGAAGGTAACCATTATTATCAACAGTACATTCCAGACCTTTTCATATACGGTGATTACGACAAGGACGCGATTGAACGGGTCATGGACAGGCAACGTAAATTAGTGGGTGCGGGAAAGAAGAATTGCGGTGCATTCCTGCTTCTCGATGATTGTATGTACGACAATAAATTTATGCGAGATACGTGCATTCGGCAATGTTTCATGAATGGTCGGCATTGGAAGATATTTTTCATGCTGACCATGCAATACTGTATGGATTTACCCCCAGCACTTCGCGCCAACGTGGACTACGTGTTTATATTACGAGAAAACATCATACAGAATCGCGAAAAGCTATACAAATCATTCTTTGGTATATTCCCAAATTTTGACATGTTCAATAAGGTCATGGACGCTTGTACCGAGAATTACGAGTGTATAGTTCTTGATAATACATCAAAGAGTAATAGAATTGAAGATTGTGTTTTTTGGTATAAGGCGAAAATGCGAACAAACTTCAGGGTCGGCGCACCAGAATATTGGCAGACGCATAAGAAAATGTTTAACCCCAAAGGTGGTGGTAAGAATCTGAAAGATGCTAAAAAGACAACCACCTTAAAGATTACAAAGCAAAAATAAGTAAATGTCCTCATACAGCGTCGAACCCTGTACATTTATCTATCGTGTATCCTCGCTCGCGAAGATCGTCGATGGCGATACTATTGACGTAAACATAGACCTCGGCTTCGATGTATGTACGAAGCAGCGTGTCCGCCTTCTAGGTATCGACACCCCAGAATCTCGCACTTCTGATAAGGAGGAAAAGGTGTTTGGTCTCATATCGAAGAAGAAGCTCAAGGAATGGTGTCTAAAGGCTGTTGCATCTGAGAAGGACGATATTGAAATCGAACTCAGATGTCCCGAAGCGGATTCTAGGGGTAAGTTTGGTCGCGTGCTCGGAGAGGTTTGGGTTTCGGAAGACGGAGTATGGACGAATGTGAACAAGTGGTTGGTTGATAATCATTACGCGGTGCCATACGGTGCGCAAAATAAATCTCTAGTTGAAGGATTTCATATGGAAAACCGTAAAAAACTCATTGAACGTGGTGAGGTTTAACGCAGTGCCCGACGTTTCACATATACATACAAAACAATAACGATAACGATAAATAAATATGGTAAAGTATCCCTATAATCATCTATGAAATAATCAAATATGAGATTTGGGTTTTTTAATAAGTATGATCTATCTTTTCGAGTGAACGTTTGTGTGATAGATGTATTAATACCATGTCCCTGTGTGGCGTGCCAATACCACGGTGGAATCAATAGACTATCACCCGGTTGAAGTATTACCTTATATACTTTCATTTTGCTATGATCCATCTTAAAAAAGTTCTCGTCAGCAAAATTAGATTTGTTTACTTGGAAAAACCGATTCTTGCGAATATTAGGATTTTCATAATTATCGAATATATATACAGTTTTACTTCCGTACAATTGATTCAATATATAATCATGAGAAACATGTAAATGTAAACCACTCGCATGATTATTTCCCAAATATAATAGTAATGACAGTGCTTTTCTTGACTCTAAATTCGGGTTTTGTAATGTTCTATCTAAAAGGCAATTATTATCCCATAGTACATTATCCTCAAGATCGTAAAGGTCAACTTCTGCACAATATATAGAAGGTAATATATCTTTCTTCCAATATTTAAGTAAGTCTGGAATGGACATATCGTCGAACCCATCAGGTCCGAATGATGTAGATGTGTCCGCTGTATTATAAAGTTCTACGGGTATGTCAGCGTCACCGAACATCTTTGTAACTCCTTCAAACCCGACTTTTATTGCCTTGGGTTTGTAAAACCCACGTATGACAACTGGATGTGTAAAATCTTTGGATACAATATCCCTTTCTTCGGATGTCATTAGGTCATATGTATATGTCGGAAGTTCCATATATTATAATTAAGATATTAAAGTTTTCATATAAACACATATATATATAATCGTCGATTGAAAACATACTTAAACGAAAAAACTATTAAAATAGTAAACATGTCTACATTGACACATTTACTATTTTACCCAGTTGCATCATTAAAACGAAGGTTTGGTGGGGGAAACAAAGCATTCGTAGATGACATCGCACCACCGGTTAGTATCATATCCGAATGTAAGTATGGCGAATATTGTATAAAATCAGAAGTGACTACACGTGATATGAACGGACAGATAGATCAAACGTTCGTCGGGTATAGTGGTGACATGAATATTACGACTAAAACGAAATACGCATGTGAGCGTTTTAAAAACCGTAACACTATTTGCGACGACCCTACTATGGTCATTATGGGCGGTGAATGCAAAGATGTTATATTTGTAAAAAATAGGGCTGGTATGATTCGGGAACTCTCAGGTATTTAAACCATTGGATTAAATTTGTGTTTATGTATCCACAAATTACATATCCATTTCTCACCCGATTGTACCGGTAAACCTGAATGTAACGCATCATCTGTGAATCTATCCCAATCATTTAAAGTATTAAAAACGAGAACGTCGCCTTTACCGAGTCTATATTTTCTTTTAATGTTTGGAAAATTCGTCTCCCCACCTGCGTACTCATCGTTTAAGCCTATAATACATGTATACAAACGATAGTTTTGTTCTATATCTAAGTCAAATGCATCTTGATGCTCGGTGTAGAAACCACCTGGTTTATACTTCAGTACTTGCAACTGTTCACAATTTTTAGGTGATCTATCCGTCAATGATGCACATTTCTCGATGACTCGTTTGACAATCTTATCATTGCGTGGGTTTAACCACGCCGTCTTACTCTTACGTATAGACGTGTCAACTTCGCGGTCTTCTGAAACAGTCGAAGGTTCAAGTGATTTTGAAGCGACGTTTCGTATATGATCACATGTTTCGGGTGAAAACAAATTTTTATACACCCGCGGTTGATGGTACCTTGGTCTGTATAAAATACATAATATCACGATAGCCGTGATTATGAGTAACGACCTTCTCATTTGATAATAGATGATATAATATTATAAGGTAAACGCGACGTATACCGCTTGCGTATATCGTTTATGACCTCATTCGTGTAGAGTGTGAGATCTCGTAACTCGTCGTGTATTTCGCCCACAGTATCGGGGAATAACATGAATTTACGAAGTGCGTCACTAACTGTATCTATGAACATTCTGTAGATATCCTGAACATCACGCACTTTATCATTCATCTTTTCACGTTTCTGTAGCTCGCGTTTGAATTGCGCATCTGTCATTTCATCAAGTAGATACTTGATCCTGAGATGATGATGATTTTCGTATAGGTATCCATATCTAATAACGAGTTCTCTCTGTAACCGTGTGACTTCTAAATGAATATCTAATAGTTCCGGTTTAGTGTTAATACGTTTCAGTTCTTGATATGTGGGGCAACCACCACAAGGTATATCCGAATGATCTCGTGTACGTTTAAAATATTGTACGTAGTGTGGGTTATGTATACGCCCAGTTTCTATTAACCCGGTTCGCCAATCAAATGCGACGTGGCACTGGGTGCACCACATTTGGGAACAACCATCTATCTTGTGTATAGGTACATTACATTTGGGACATGGTTTTGTATCGCGTTTTAATAATTTGACAGTTTTCACCACATTTTGATCACAAACGTGGTGTTCACATAACTCTTCGTGACACGCTTCACAAAATACCTTCTTACATATACCACATTTCCAGTCGTCGAATAAAAAACCCTTACATTCGCTTATAGGGCATTTGAGTGTAAACACGTCTGTATTTTGTGGAACTTTAACAGTCCTCAAATAACGTATATTTTCAGAAATGTTCACGATATACGTTCGTAACACTTCGATTACCACATCTTTTATACGACCATTAAATGTATCCATGAGTGTAGTACGTCTCAGTAATTCCACCATGTATATAAATGAAATTTGTAACCCCCTGGATTCCAAAATACGTGTCACATAGGGTTGTGTATCGGGCAGCCTCGCGGATTCCTTCTCAAATAATACATTTTCGCGATGGTTCTTATATTCTATATTTCTGAATCGCTTCGTACAAAAGGAATCCACGAATGATCGATTGAATTCGTGTTTACAATTCATACAATGTGTATTGTTAGGGGTTGACAAGAAATATATCTGGCAACACGTTCGACAACATTCATACTCACAAAAGGGACATGAAACCCTTTTGTGTGTAATATTGTTGTATGACTCGATGCATACCTGACACACATCCATCTATAATACTCGAGTGACATCTTTAATTAAAAAAATACGGTATAGTATATCATGATTATTCCATGTTTAATAACTATGATACTGTCATCGATATTCGGTGATAAAAAAAAGCCTAAGTAAAAACGTATACGTACATAGTTTACATGTTTTGTAAAAATGTGTGAATGTCCGATATGTTACGACCGTGAAGCGACGTGTCAATTTATATGCAAACACGCATTCTGTTACCAGTGTACACAGCAATGGTATGAGCGTGGTTCGGATTCGTGTCCACTATGTCGGCGTTCCATATGTTTTAAGGGTATTACTCAGATGAAACGTTTATGGGATAGGCGAGCAAAGGATGTACTCTTTGCGGATCTCATAGACGAACTCGTTGACGATTTGCACACGACCGATGATATAACACTTTTTGCAGATTGTTTATGTTTTATGCAAGAAAGGTTTAATTATATTATGTCAAAATATGCATATGTCGACCTTGACACGTTTCACTGTTTAATTCGCTTTACATGGATCGGCGTTGATTTTATGATGAATGCACCTAGGATTATGTTTTACGAATACGCGACGTTCATGAAATATTTATTTATAAGTAACACGGGGTACGGTGTAAAGAATAACCTAAGTAAAAGAGTGTCACCATATAAAATACATGGTGGGGTAATGAAGTATTGTCTGGTTACATGTTACATGTCAAAAGGACCTGAAATTATCAGTGACAGTATATGTTGCGCCGAACGTAAGATGATCCGTCGTCTTTACAGAGAATATGCGAAGAGAGGGTACACGGACCGGAATAATTTCACAAATTGGCTACACCGAAAATACGGTGAAATGGTAGTAGAGAGAAAAACAATACACGGGGATGGAATATCCTTGCCATGTGTGTTGTGTAGAAAAGCCATCGAAAAGCGTGCTATAAAATGGACGGCTTTCGATGGTCATCAGTGGGTTCATAGTGTGAAAACAGAAACCCTTCCCGTATCTGTACCTACACATAAACAGATACGTGTATTGGGCTTCGCGCTTCGGTAATATTTAAACATTAAGATTACGCAGTTTCTTCAATTCGTTATTCGTCGTGGTCATCTTTTTCATGAATTCGTTTATGTATATTTTTTCAGTATTTGTTACTTTGACGACGGATTTGGAAGCGCGTCTAGAATTAATTTCCGATTGTACAGCTTTCATTTTGGAAATGGCCTTGTTAAGATTTTTGATAGTCTTTTGGACGACGGGTGAGCGTCGCACGGTTGTAAGGGTTGGTGTCACACGCGCACCGGGTTTAAGCTTCTTCACCTGCTTTGCGTGATTTTTTTTCATCTTTTTCATAAGAGTACTTGTTGTCATTTACTATAGTATGATATTAAAAAGTATTCGTTTCTCCACGTCTTAATTACAACTTATATAAGTTTCTATCATGGCTATAGCATTGTCATTTTCACGCACACTGTCTGTAAAAAATAAAATACGTGACGCGTCGGCAAACGCATATTTACCCCCCCTATATTTCCTGTATATAGCTGCGAGCTCACGTATACTTTCGTCTCCCCATGACGTGAAATCATTTGTCGTAAGTTCATGACTGATAAAGTTAATAACCTCATTCATGAATTTAGAGTGATTCATTTTAACGTGTATTACCCAAGTTTTATTTCAACTTAGGTTTAACCTCTCTTTAGAGCCTTGAGAGCTTTAGCCCTGGTCGCTTGATTATTGAGCCTTTTTTTAGTATTGGCCTGCTTCGCAACTTTTTTAGTCGCAGCTTCATTCATACGACGTTGCTGACGTGACTTAGTTGGAGACGAAGTAGTCAAAAGGCTAGCAGCTGTAGTTGTGTTAACCCCTTTAGTTCTATTCGTGGTAGCTCTCTGTTGTCTAGCCAGTTGAATTCTCTGAGCACCAGTCGCCTCAGACAATTCCTTTTGATTCTTCGCAATCTTGGCTGCAACCCTAACTCCATTCATAACCTTTTTTTCTCGCATATTTTTCACTACACCCTTGAATGATCGGGGGGCTAGCGTATTGGGTCGTGGTCCATCTGGGGGTCTAGGTTCAGCAGCCCTTCCACCGAGGCGCAAAGCAACCTTATTTTTAACAGGTGCGAGAGCGGCAGCTGATATTTCACCGTTATTCTCAAACAGGGGGTTGACTCTGACTTTAGTTTTATTCTCGAATAGGGGATTGTCTATGACTTTAGTTTTATTCGAAACTTGTTTGTTCGCGGACGCACGAATCATATTCAGGTTAGCGTTGGGGAGTTTAATTTGTTTGTTGTATCCATTCTTGTTTGCTTTGGAAATGTTCATACGTGATATGTGGGTCGAAAGTTCTTTCTTTTTATTTTTTTGTGCGAGGTTCGTCAATTGTTGTTCGAATATTCTGCGTCTGGCACCCACGTTATTTTCGAGCTGCATAATCTTCACGCGATGGCCGGTCTTGTTGATGGGGCCGAGTTTACTTATCTTAATTTCATCACGTAATTCTGATTTTTTATTAAGTTTTTTGTTTAAATTTGACACTTTGTTTAGCGTATTGGCACCCTTTATGGCATTACCCCACTTCCCGATTCGACCACCGATTTGTGCAACTTCTTTCTTAGCTTTTTCCATGAGTGTATTTCGTTTAGGTTTGACATTTAAATCATTCAATGTCGCAGAGGCTTTCATTTCAGCATTATTATTTACGGTCTCGGTCGGTTTTGAGTTCAACTTCCGACCAAACGAGTTTCTTTTAGCTTTCATGACTATATCTTCTTTGATTTCCTTGAAGGTTTGTCGCCCCTTTTCAAAAGCGTTTATATATTCATCGGATTCCTTTTTATTTATTTTCGTAGTTTCAAATAATTTCAAAAGCGTTTTGCGATTTTTGTTTCCCTGAAGTTTGGTATTTTTGTTTAATTTTTCCATTGCCGCCGTGGCATTTGCTTCGTTTGCAGCCTCGGCGTTGGCGTTTCGTTTATTTGTTTTAGTCTTAATATTCACTTTAACAGTGTTCAATAGAGTGTTGAAATTCGCACCCTTTTCGAAACTATTTAAATATTTGACCTTATCTTTATTGGTTAACACGTTAGAACTGTTCAATAAGACACTCAATTCGTTCGTGTTTTTATTCTTCTTGACCTTCTTAGCAGCCTCAGCGTTGGCTTCATTTTGAACCTTCTTGGCAGCCTCAGCGTTGTTAGCAGCCTTCTTGGCGTTGGCTTCATTTTGAGCCTTCTTAGCAGCCTCGGCGTTGTTAGCAGCCTTCTTAGCGTTGGCTTCATTTTGAGCCTTCTTGGCAGCCTCGGCGTTGTTAGCAGCCTTCTTAGCGTTGGCTTCATTTTGAGCCTTCTTGGCAGCCTCGGCGTTGTTAGCAGCCTTCTTGGTATTGGCTTCATTTTGAGCCTTCTTAGCAGCCTCGGCGTTGGCTTCATTTTGAGCCTTCTTGGCAGCCTCGGCGTTAGCTTCTTCCTTGGCTTTCCTAGCAGCCTCGGCGTTAGCTTCTTCCTTGGCTTTCCTAGCAGCCTCTGCATTAGCTTCTTCCTTGGCTTTCCTAGCAGCCTCTGCATTGGCGTTTCGTTTATTTGTTTTAGTCGTTATGTTCGACCTGACAGTGTTCATCAAGGAGTTGATATTCGCACCCTTTTCGAAGCTGTTTAAATATTTGACCTTATCTTGATTGTTTAAGACGTTAGAACTATTCAACAAGACACTCAACTCGTTCGCGTTCTTATTCTTCTTGGCCTTCCTAGCAGCTTCAGCGTTGTTGGCAGCCTTCTTAGCGTTGGCTTCATTTTGAGCCTTCTTGGCAGCCTCAGCGTTGTTAGCAGCCTTCTTAGCGTTGGCTTCATTTTGAGCCTTCTTGGCAGCCTCGGCGTTGTTAGCAGCCTTCTTAGCGTTAGCTTCATTTTGAATCTTCTTGGCAGCTTCGGCGTTGTTAGCAGCCTTCTTAGCGTTAGCTTCATTTTGAATCTTCTTGGCAGCTTCAGCGTTGTTGGCAGCCTTCTTAGCGTTAGCTTCATTTTGAATCTTCTTGGCAGCTTCAGCGTTGTTGGCAGCCTTCTTGGCGTTAGCTTCATTTTGAATCTTCTTGGCAGCTTCAGCGTTGTTAGCAGCCTTCTTGGCAGCCTCGGCGTTGTTGGCAGCCTTCTTGGCAGCCTCGGCGTTGTTGGCAGCCTTCTTAGCGTTAGCTTCATTTTGAATCTTCTTGGCAGCCTCGGCGTTGTTGGCAACTTTTTGAGCCTTTTTAGCTTCGAGTTCCCCTACAATCTGATTTTTTGTTTTGTTACCCCGGTTAAAAGTGTTTACGTAGTTCTGTTTTTCCTTTGGCCATGTATTCGAGCCAAGTGTGTTATTGTACCGGTTAAGGGTTTCTTTTACATTTTTCAGGGCTTCACCTTTCCGCCTTACTCCGTTGATCTTGGCAGCCTCAGCCCTAGCATTGTTCGCAGCTTTTTGGGCAGCGTTCTGCGCATTGGTATTAGCTTGAGCTTTAGCATTATTCAACGCTTTTTGCTTATTAGTATTAGCTTGAGCTTGCGCATTATTTAACGCTTTTTGTTTGTTGGAATTGGCGGCAGTTTTCGCATTGTTAAGCGCCTTTTGTTGATTAGCTGCCAACTTTTCACGTATTTCCTCAGCTAGATCTTTAATTTTTTCACCTTCCGAGAAACGCCGCGTGTAAGTAATTTTGTTAGCATTCGTAAGATGTGTTGAGTTGTTAATCAATTTTTCCATCATTTTTACCCGTTTAGCTTGCGCATTGTTTGCAGCTTGATTTAAATTCTTCTTGGTTTGATTAGCTTGTTCTTGGACATTTTTTAATTTGTTTTGCGCGTTTTGAAGATTTTTAGCCGCCTTCTCTCTTTCGTTCGCCGAATTAGCGTTTGCAGCTGCCCTTTCCGCCACCCTAGCTGCTTCTGTCGCTTCATTAATCTTGGTCTGCGACGCAGCCTTTTCGGTTTCTAAATTGACTTTCGCTGCATTCAAACTCTCCCGCAACACGTTCGCGTTTGCAGCTTTTTGTTGAGCGTTCACGAGTTTCGCGTTTGAATTAGCTTTTATATTTTTCCGGATGCTGTTCATAAGAGTATTGAAATTCGTACCCTTTTCGAAATCCTGCAAATACTTGACCTTCATTTGACTGTTTAACACATTGGAGCTGTTCAATAAATTACTCAAGTGGGATTGTTGTTTATTTTTTAGGTTGGTATTCGATTTATTTTTTATGTTTTTCCGAGCAGAGTTCATAAGAGTGTTAAAATTCTCACCCTTTTCAAATCTCTGTAAAAAGCCCATCTTTGCCTGGTTATTTAACGCATTGGAACTGTTCAATAAATTACTCAGTTGTGTTTGGCGTTTATTTTTTAGGTTGGCGTTGGCGGTACTTTTCTTGTTTTGTATTTCCGTACGCAATGCGTTGATATTCGTATTGGCGTTTATGGCGTTTATTTTATTCGAAATGTTCACACCAGCGTTAGCAGCTAATCTCGAAAGTTCGATTTTTTTATTAGCAAGGTTCTTAGCCTTTTGCATGTTACCATTTACCTTTTCGATGACCGCAGTTTTATTCAATTCCGCTTGTGTGACATTTTCTTGTGCCTTTTTAAGTTTTTCAGCCGCTTCGGCCCTTTCCTCGGCGGTAGCGGCTTGGGCAGCCTCCTTTTCCGCCAATTTAACTTCTTCGATGGCTTTATTTTTCGCAGCGTTGGCTTCCTTTAGCGCGGCATTTTTGTTATTTTCAGCTTGTTTCAATGCAGCATTTTTATTATTTTCAGCCTGTTTCAATGCAGCAGCTTTATTATTTCCAGCTTGTTTCAATGCAGCATTTTTATTATTTCCAGCTTGTTTCAATGCAGCATTTTTGTTATTTTCAGCTTGTTTCAATGCAGCATTTTTATTATTTTCAGCTTGTTTCAATGCAGCAGCTTTATTTACTTCCGCGTTAGCTTTAACGGTGTTCATCTTAACCGTAATTTCTTTAGCAGTCGCTTCCGCTTCTTCCAATTTCTTCTGAGCCTCACTGGCCGCGCGTCTTGATTCATTGGTCGCGTTCGCTACAGCTACAGCCTTTGTCTTTTCCACTTCATTCCTAGCGTTTTGGATTTTTTTAGTTTGATTTGTCTGTTGCTGTTCAAGTTCGCGCTGCTTTTTGTTTAAACTGTTTTGCAGTTGTTTGAATTTGGCAGTCGAGTTTTGGTTAACAGTCGACGGTGTAACCGTATTTCCATTTTTTTTAGAACCATCAAACATCCAACTGAATACAGATCGCTTGGAACTGGTGTTCTTCACCGCATTTACTGTGGTCGCACCTTGTATCAATTTAACAGCACTTTCCCGTCTACGTCTAATTAACGCGTTCGAAGCCTGTTTACGGTAATTATTAGCGTTATTCCGGATATTGACACTCGGTTCAACCCTGTTTCCAACTGGACCAACCTTAATTCCATTAGTGCTCGGTGTCTCGTCACTAACATTACGGTTGGTGTTGTTCACACTGGCGTTGTTCGCACTGGCGTTTTTCACACTGGCGTTGTTCGCACTGGCGTTGTTCGCACTGGCGTTGTTCACACTGGCGTTGTTCACACTGGCGTTGTTCACACTGGCGTTGTTCACGTTGTTATTCGTGGTAGACGCTCGTTTTATAGCACGCGCTCCGCCAGTCAACTTGACAGGTTCACGCACTTTCATACCATGAAGTCTTCGCCCGATCGCGGTCTTGAGTTCATTTATCGACTTATCGACGTTAATAAGTCCAACTTTTTTGGCCAGGCGTTTGATCTCTGCCGAAACAGATGAAGAACTGAATAACACTTCATAATCATTCTGCGTCAACTGTGATTTCGCGTCCATCAAATAACGCTTATCCTTGGTTATCCCAAGAGGTGGTAATGGTAATTTACCCAAATTAGCTGACCTAAATATCTCACAGACCTCGTCACGATTTATTTTTATTTTTTTACCCGTATGAACCAATACCAGTTTCCTGATATTTTTCATATCTTGCCCGGGATCACACACATCCATATTGTTATAAACGTATAAAAAAAATAAATTACGAATTCATACCCATAAAGAATAATCGTAGTTTATCTTCGTGTGACATGGTAAACGAAAAGAGATCATACTCCCCTGTATTAACTTCAATAGTTTTACCGAATTGTTCAGAGTTTATATCCGCACGTATACGTAGAATGGAAGATAGCAGAATACTTAGATAGTCCTTGAATGTTTTTATATGTTCGAAATACAATTCAACTGATTTCAATTTAACGCAAAATATTTTATCCTGTTTGTTATATTCGAACGGTGTTACAGGTATACGTTCTTGGATCCCCCCGTCCATGTAAAACATACCATTGTGCTCATTTGCCGAAGCTAAAAACGGGATAGAAATACTCATGCATACAGCGTCTACAATGGGCATATCGGGGTGTGTATCTATCGAGAAATATTCTGTACGTCCCCTATTTAAACAGTATGAAGACACATATAATTTTTTTTCCAATTCCCTAAACGTTGGGTTACACTGGAAAAGGTCTATCAACGCCCCCTTAACCACATCCATATCAATAAGTCCATAGTGTTTGAAAAGTGTATGAATTCTATATTTTGTAAACCTTTCTAAGTCTGCATCCAGACACCTTTGTAATATTTCATTTAAAGGTACACCGATAGCCATGCATGCACCTATTATAGCACCCGCGGATGCACCTGAAATTTCTTTTATACTTTTTATTTCGTCTTCATGTTGTATTAAACTACCCAACATGGAGAAGATGCCCATTGAAGCGGGCCCCAGAATTAGATACTCCATGGTATCATTTAATAAAACTGAGGAAATTGCTTTCGTAAAATAGCGAAGACGATCGCGAAAACGACGGAGTGAACGAGAATGGCGGGGCGGGACGTATTACCTGACATAATTTGACCTGGGGGGATCGTGAGAAGCATACCTGGGCTCAAAGCCATAAAGAGAGTGGTCGTGACAAGAATATCCGTGCGGGTCAAAACCAACCCAATCGCACGAGCGATGAGAGAGTACGCAAGGAAGAACACGAGACCGTGAAACAGTACAGTCATACGATCGGTGCTGACATTTTTCGTGGAAAACTTAACACCGTCAGTTTTCAACAACATACCGGGGCTGAGCGCCAAGAATAGAGCAGCGGGGATCGCCACCTTTTGAGAGGTGAGGTTAGGAAGCATTTAATATATGCCCATATAATTATTAACATAGTGCATGAAATGGTAAAAGTTTGCACCCCTCATCATATCTTCATGAAGACTGTTCTGATTCACGACTCGCCTGATATTCTTCCAAATATGTGCGAGTCGCTCTTGGTACCATGGGTCACCAATCGTGTCGCATTCTTGATATAGATTATGTTCGACAAAACAAAATTCAACGAAATCACAAAAGAGGCCAGTATGTTCGATTTGTGCGTCATACATGAGCGTATTGATCATGTTCCACATCATGTTCAACTCGTCCGAATATTCAATTTCCCAGTCGTCGATATTAGTGTTCAAATCATCATGAATCTCGTCATCTTCACTTAGATATGCGTCGAGATCTGCATGTGCTTCGTAAACGTATTGTTCCCAAACCATTATGATGCTTTTTTGGCTCCAGTGATGGAGATGGAAGAAGTTTCCTTTGTTGGTAAACTATCGATGATAACCTTTAAGGCACTTTCCGCCTGATCTTCGTTACCTGAGAAGAATACACTGAGACCTTCTTTAATCGAACCCTTGTTAAGCCCGACTCGTCTAATACTTTTCTTCACTGAGATTTTACCAGTCTTGGTGTTGATGACGTCGAGACCGTTATCAATCATAAGTTCTTTAATGTGTGACTTAAGTACATTTTCGGCCTGAGTTAGCACTTTAATATCTCCACGAGCTTCTTTAATCTGTTGGTTCAATTCTACCAGTTTAGAGACGCTTAAAGTGAGATCATCAGTAGATGAAGACCCCATTTATAATAAATGGGGGGTCTTTATCTTTAAGTTAAATTACATAAGGGGGCGTTGCATCAAATCGGGAACGATGGTAGAGTTGTTCCAGGTGAAGGGGCTTTTAGGGTTAGGGGGTTCGGCGCGAATCTGTTGGTTAGCATTGCGAAGCGCACCGCCTGTGGTTTCGGGATACCCGACCTGGTTACGGGGTTCCAGAAAGTTTTGACCCGCGAGAACATCTTCGGGAGCAAACTGCCCGAAATCTTCCTTTGAGGCAACCTCACGGGGGAGGAGGGATGAAGCGAGACCGGTACCCGCCTTCATCTCGCACGCACCCTGTCCCGTAACACTGGGAACTTGGGGGCTGGGTCCGACCATGAAACCCGACGGGGCATATGATGTATCCGTGAGGGTATACTTGGACTTCTTCTTGGGATAAAACAAAACGGCGACCACAACAACCGCGGCGATAACCATAAGGATCTTAGCCGTGGGCAGCTTCTTGAACATATTCATCTTTATATAATGTGAACAAATTTTTTTATTGAGTATCACTGAACATATAGTCTTCTGGATAAGTTTCGTCGAACTCGGATTTTGGTTCCGGCTCGGGCTCGGGCTCGGGCTCGGGCTCGGGCTCAGGTTCGGGTATGGGTTCGGGCTGGAGTTTCACCTGAATAATATTCCAATCGGGACCATACGCCTTCTTCGCGAACCATAAACCTGAAAATTCGACGACGATGTCACATTTATCCCCAGTCTTGACGGTATCGAATTCCACAACCTCCTTAGATGCGTTGAACACCTTCGTATTGGGGAGGCGTTCACATGTGAGTGAAGATGGGGTTGATGAACCCGTGTCTTGTACATATGCACTCTTAAGAGTAGCTCCGGAAAGTGCGCGGCCAAACCAACCTTCACTATTTTCAACCGCAGCCTGGACATTATCCTCGTGAATCGATTTGAGTACATCACAGCCTTCTGGAAGCGCGATCGTAAAGTCGGGAGACGCCTCGGTCACGAGAACGTTGTTTAGTTGGTAAAAGTTACGCTTTCGGTCGTTTGAAAATGCGCGGACATGGTAGATGCCGTCATCACCTTTGGAGATTTTATCGTAAATCATTGTACTTCATTATGGTATCATTTCTTTAAACCGATATATGGTATATCTGCAGCTTTTCGAAGTAAAGGTTTTGGTATCCAACCATCGCGTCTGGGTTTAAAACCATATAGTGTCGCCTGAGTATTTAGACCGGGTGGTAATGGTTTAGCTTCAATTGGGCGGAGTGGAAATTCATTTTTTACGTAAGCGTTGTTAGAGCTTGGCTTCCACGTGAGGTTATTCGTGTTGAATCGCTGATTTCCATGCGTTTTTTCGTATCCTTCTATTATGGTGTTGTTTACGCTGGGTTTGATGGCGTGTACAATTTGCTTAGAAAGACGTTCGACTGACGGTTCGGTCGTATACGTCTCATATTTCCTGGGGTTTACGTCTAAAGCTTTTCGCATACTAACCGTACCACGTTGGATTCTAGTAGTCTTTACGTGACGTATCTTTCTCTTCACTTTATTAAAGATGGTTTCCATACTATCTCTTGACGTGATTGACACGTTCAGACTTTTTCCAAGTTTGAATAGCCGCTGACGATCCTTTTCTCGTTTTTCTGGGCGGAGACCGAGCTTTTGCATTAGATATATATCTTCGATTAAAAATTCTTTACTCGCGACGTATACCTTGGGGTTTTGTGTTATTTTAGTTGCACCATATTTCCTGTAAGATATACCTTTCTTAAATGATTTGGCTACATCATACCCGAATTCTTTGGGACGCATGAACGGAATGTCTAAAATACCACCAACAGTTCCGTCTTCTATACGACCAATTTTAGGGGAAAACATACGCATGTTTAAATCTAATGCAAACAATTCAACATCTATGAATATATCACCCTTACTAGGCTTCTTCGTCGCCCCAGTCTTTTTCTTTTTTATGAGTGTGTATCGTCGAGTCACGAAAGGTCCACGTTGTTTAAAACCAAATCCAATAAACTTTACAAACTTTTTATGTGTCGTTTTTAGTAATGCATTTTTAATTCGAATGTTTATTTTTTTAGAAATTTCTCCGAGTTTATTCCATAAAAGAAGTTTGACAGCTTGTAATTTTCCAAAATATTGTGAATTATACGGAATTGTGGGTACAAACTTAGCGTCGATATCACTCGTGACAACTCGGTCGTTCATGGACATGTACATATTGAAAGCTTCACCACCGCTTATGATAAGGTTTCCCATTGGTTTGAGAAACGTTGAAAGTTCGCCGATTGTATCTAGAATTATACCCCTAGTGACGTCCGTGACGAACACGTAAACCATCTTTTCAAAATCCTTCGTAGGGTAGTTCGTGTGCATGCGTTGCCTGAATTTCTTGAGATCACCCACTTGATTTCTAGTATAATATTTTTTAAGTTTTTCATCTCCAAAAAACATATTTTCGTTAAAGTATCGTTCTATAGCACTCACTGAGTACAACGATGTATCCATTATATTAAGAATACAAAATTTTACAATATAATGTAGTTAAAGGTTTCCTGTGTATATAATATACAATGGCTACTATTGAAACCGTCCTTTCCGAAATCACCGCCTTTCGTTCTGAGCTTAAGTCGCTCACTAAAATCGTGAGAAAGATCAAGGCTAAGCAAGACGACCCCGACGGTGAGAAGTCTGCTAACCGCGCTAAGAACAACGGCTTCAACCGCGAGCAAAAGATTTCTGTCAAACTCCAGGAGTTCCTCGGTCTTGAGGAGGGTAAACTCGTTTCCCGCAGCTTCGTAACTCGCGCCGTTAACACTTACGTCAAGGATAACGGCCTCAAGCACCCCGACAACGGTCGCGTTCTTGTCCTCGACCAGAAGCTTCGCGATCTTCTCAACCCCCCGGCGGACGTGCAGGTTACATTCTTGAACCTTCAGAAATACCTCGGCCCTCACTACATCAAGGCTGAAACACCTGCTTAAAAAATAATCTCCATTCAATATAAATGATCATTGACCGCGCTTCGGTCGATACCCTTGTTGGTACAAAAATATCAAACTTAGATTTGTACCAAAAAGCGTTTACGCATAAATCTGCATTAAAAGAGAATGACAATCTAGACGGATCGTTTGAAACACTCGAGTTCATAGGCGATTCAGTATTGGGATTTGTTATTACCAAATTCTTATACGATCGTTACGAACAACACCAAGAAGGGTTTTTGACAAAAGCGAGGACGAAGCTTGTAAGGGGTGAAACACTTGCGGATATTGCGACAAAACTTGAACTATATAAATGGATTCAAATGGACGAAAAGGGTATGCGTAATAATTGGAATTACAATCCTAAAATTCTCGAAGATGCGTTTGAAGCTCTCATCGGTGCTATCTATATGGACATGGGTCTTTTACACGCAAAAGAGTTTATATTACGCATTTACAACAATCCGGTATACATGAATATGGAATCAATTATGATAGACGATAATTTCAAAGACCACCTCATGCGCTATTGTCAATCAAACGGGTTGGAACTCCCCATATACTCAATTGCTGGTCACGATAATGGTATATTCTATATTAACGTACTTGTTGATAATGTGAGTGTAGGTGTCGGTTGTGCAAAGAATAAAAAGCAGGCGGAGCAAAACGCTGCAAAAGCCTTTTTTTATCCACCTAAGTTAGCGCATAAAAGGTAATTTTTATCACAATGAAATACACGAACGATTACACACCTAAGAAACGTGTGACCAAAAACGATAAAAAGCAACAAAACGAGGTCTATTCACAGAAACATATTCGTGCAGTACTTAAACAATTAGAGGGTAAAATATCTAATGCACCCAACAGTGAAGAAACTAATCGAAAGGGAGTACGCCCCTCAAAAGTCTGAGGAATGGCTCGCGCTTCGAGGAAACATGCTAACTGCGAGCGACGTTGCGACTGCTATAGGGAAGAATAAATACGACACTCCTAATGGATTGTTACTAAAAAAATGTGGAAAGGGGGAAAAATTCATGGGTAATGAAGCTACCCGACACGGTGAGTTGTATGAAGATGAAGCCAGAATTTTATACGAGGAACGACACAACGAAGTTGTACATGAAATTGGCCTTTGCCCACACCCGAAGTACTCCTGGCTCGGTGGGAGTCCTGATGGTGTGTCTAATTCTGGTAAACTCGTCGAGATTAAATGTCCTCCCATGAGACAAATTATACCGGGTGAAGTACCCGAGCATTATATGCCTCAGCTTCAGTTGTGTATGGAGATTTTGGATTTGGAAGAGGCTGATTTCATTCAATACAAACCCGCATTGACGAATTGGCCGAGACCGGAAGAGTTTGATGTTGTTAACGTGAAACGGGATCGTGAATGGTTTGAAAAATACCTCCCGATTATGGAAGAATTCTGGCAGAAAGTTCTTTATCACCGAGAATACGGGATCGATGACCCCCCACCTAAAAAGACGCGTAAGAAGAAGGAAGAATTACCTAAAACATGTGAAATCGCGACAGATCCAGACGACGATTATTCTGAATACTAATAGTAGTGGAAACCCATGCACATACCCGTGCTAGGGCACGCATGGAGATTGACACGTGTCGTAGCACGACGTATAATATACATAAAAAGGAGAAAAGCCCAGCAGACATTTACGACTCGTGTCCTACCATATATGGTTGAATTTATCAATGATCACAGATTTACACCCGAGCATGTAGCCGCAATAGCTAATATACTACTGGAGACTGAAGCGTTGGGTATAGGCGTGCGGGCGGTCTCGATAGTGTTAAGTATGCACAAGTATATTGGTAAATGATTATTCTTCGTTTGATAAACGCATAAGGTTTACTATATCTATGAAGTAGTCTAGGGTTGCATCTACGAAATCCCCACCATAGTTTCTTTGTAATATGTTATTTGTATCGTATACTACGTATAACGCAAATATAAGCGTAGCTATCTTCGTGTATTTTTGTTTACTGGGTGAAAGTAAGCGCGCGAAAATCAGAGCGATTAGTGAAAAAAATAGGAATATTCCTAGGGTGGATAAATCATAACCAAGTTGGACGGTCACTATACCGGCAAATACCATCGCTATAAATATCGCAACCGCTTCGAGTAGTGCTTCTTTGAGGTCGGTAATATTATGTGCGAGCATACCCGTGATTACTGACAAAAGGGTAAAAAGTACAAACTTGATGGGTACGTTTAGGGATTTCGCAAACGCGAGGGCCATGGTAATTCCTATGGACGATATACCGAGTAAAAACCTATTTCTCGTGGCGAAATCTTTCAAATTTGCGTTATTAATAGTTGCATCAATCGCGCGATACACTACAAACATTTGAAATACCAGGTTTCCAAATACGGAAGCCATAAATGGTATTTTTTTCTGAATATTTGACATTTGTATACGTGTAGAAATTATTTTATACCTAAGTAAACACATAAATTTATTAAAATTATTTGTAATGGTATTTACACTCAAACCGTATCAGCGTGTCGGCGTAGAATGGATGGTATCCATGGAAAACCAAACATCTGGGCCAACCGGTGGCTTTCTTTGCGATGAGATGGGTCTGGGTAAGACTGTACAGATTATCGCAACGATTCTGAAAAATCCAAAAAAACATACACTCATCGTCGTACCAAAATCACTGGTTAATCAATGGGTAAGTGAGTTTGGTAAGTTTGCACCAGAGGTGGACGTGGGTACATACGAAGATGCGCATTTGCTTCGAGACGTTATTATCGCGTCTTACCCGTCTATATACAGTAAGAAAAGTAGGATCCAAATGGTGAATTGGGACCGGATTGTTTTGGATGAAGCACATGAAATCAGGAATCGTAACACCCGCACGTTCAAAAGTGTTAACAATTTACGTGCACCTATTCGGTGGGTGGTCACTGGGACACCGGTCTTCAATTCTATGGAAGATTTCGTGACACTCTGTACATTCATTGGGTTTTCGAAACACGTGGTGCAGGCAATGCATGATCAAATAAAGGATATCTACATACTGAGACGAACGAAAGCCGATGGTCTAATTGAATTGCCATATTGTCACTTTGAAAACGTGGAACTTGACATGCTCGAAGAAGAATGCGCCATGTACGATATTGCGTTCGCTGAAGCACGCGATTCTATCAATTATGTAATGCGAACAACGACTTCTACACAAAGACGGAATATGCATATTTTGGAGTGTCTTTTGCGCATGCGACAACTTATGAGGTGGCCACAGTTATATAACAACGGGATTGCAAAAATTAACGAGCAGGCGCCCGAAGCGTGGGTCCACGAGACAAACAAGATGCGTACGTTGCGTAATTGTATAGATGAACACCCCGACGAAAAGGGTGTCGTATTTTGTTCGTATAAAGGTGAAATGGACCATATACAGGGTATGATAAAACGACAGACATTCAGGATAGATGGATCTGTAGACAAAGACGAAAGGGATCGGGTACTCAATCGATTTAAGGAATCGCCAAATGGAAGTATGTTGGTGGTTCAGATTAGGTGTGGTGGTCAGGGTCTCAATATTCAATGTGCGACGAGGGTGTATATTACGGCACCGAGTTGGAATCCAGCCACGGAATTGCAGGCTATCGGTAGATGTCACAGAACTGGTCAGACGATGGAAGTTTTTGTCAAAAAGTTGGTATATAAAGATACACAAAAATCCAATAGTGTTGACATGGCTATGATGTCACTCCAGGGGCACAAGTCCATGATTTGCGCGGATGTACTTAACGATAAGCGCGTAGAAGATCAAATTCCTATAAAGAATGAAAAGTCTATGGACGCGATCCGAAAAATTTTCCGGTGATATAGTACAACAATGATGCACCAGGTAACTGAAGGTACTCGCGCCGAAGTATTCCACGGAAACGCCGCGCACACATCCGGTGGTCTCGCCAAAAAAGATCTCGTCCAGGACAAATACGGAAACATTAAAAGTAAAAATGCCATCGCCGCGGCTAAGAAGCGCATGAAGGACGAAGGTAAAAAGTCTATGGTGAAGGTATTCAAGCCCGCGAAGAAGGGTGACTTCAAGCTGGCCCCTAAGAAGGGTACGGCGGCGTACAAGAAGCTTGTAAAAAAAATGAACTAGTAAAGTAAGAAGCATGTCTCTCAACGCATGGGACAATTCCGTCAGAATAGCTAAAATACGTCTAGGTGTGGATCCCAATAGTTTCACCATGATTAAAGGTAAACTATTGAAAGAGGCTCAATTGGTATATTATCTTATGATTTCGGGTGGTAGTAAATAATTTATATCATAAACTGGAAACCCTTGAGTTGTTGTGGTTCGTGAACGACGAGCTGGTGCAGTTTCCATGTAACACCAAACATCTTATTCAAGAAATACACACTGTTCATCTCAACGATGGCAACCCCCGAATTTCTTGCGTAAAGTTTGTCTTTTAATGTATCTTTCAACTGTTCCTTTTCTGAATTGAATACACCCACTTTCAAATCTCCACCCATAGATGTATCTACGCGTGTTCTAAATTTCGGTTCTCTATCGGGAGTCTGTTTGATATTAGAATTAAACATGGGTTCGAGTTCTTCGAAACTCACATGCTTACCAAAAATATGCATACTTTGTGCACTCACTTCTTCTATGAGTTTTTTTTCTGCATCTTGAAGTGATTCATAGAATGCTTTTACGTAGTTACTCTCTTCATCGTGGCCCTTCATTGAAAAATCGAGGTTCCACTTAGTTGCCCCCACCACGGGCGTGTACCCACTAATACCAAAGGGCATATACATACGCGGGGTCTGGATTCTTAGAGGCTTACCGTCCTTTGTGCTCAAAGAAATTTTACGACCATCGTATTTGGGGATTTGCATAATATCGCAGAGAGTATTGAATTTAGCCATTTGTTATACATAGATTCAAAACTTTAAGCTGAGCAAGCACTACATTCTGCGTCTAGACTGTATTGAATAGGTTTCGCTTTTGCTTTACTTCTCAAGTAATACATACCAGTCTTGAGTCCGGATTTCCACGCGTACATGTGCATCGACGAAAGTTTAGATACGGTCGGGTTCTCGATAAACAGATTCATACTCTGGCTCTGGTCAACGAATACACCCCGATCAGCCGCCATATCGATGATAACCTTCTGACTAATTTCCCATACAGTCTTGTAGAGCTTCTTGATATCATCTGGGATATCCGCGATGTTCTGGATAGAACCACCCGCCTTGACCATGAGATCTTTCATTTCCTTTGACCAAAGTCCGATAGCTTGCAGGTCCCTTACGAGGTGTTTATTCACGACCACAAATTCACCCGCGAGTGTGCGTCGAAGGTAAATATTCGTCGTGTAGGGTTCGAAACATTCGTTATTACCAAGAATCTGTGAAGTACTCGCGGTTGGCATGGGTGCGAGAAGTAAACTGTTTCTTATACCACCCTTAACCCGTGTACGCATTGCGTCCCAATCGTATCGCCCACTCAGTATGGGTTCACGATCCCACATATCAAATTGAAAGATACCTTCACTAATGGGGGAACCTTCAAACGTTTCATACGATCCATCAATTTTGGCAAGTTCAACACTAGACTCGAGTGCCGCGTGATAAATAGTCTCGAAAATATGTGCGTTAAGAACCTTTGCTTCGGGTGAATCGAATGGCATACCACACATGATGAATACGTCGGCGAGACCCTGAACACCAATACCGATAGGGCGGTGACGCATGTTGGAACGTTTCGCACACTCAGTCGGGTAAAAGTTGCGATCTATGACTTTGTTCAGGTTCTTAGTCACCATCTTGGCGATTTTATGCAGCTTTGCATGGTCAAACGTCTTTGTATCCTGGTCGACATACGTTGGTAAACCGATGGAAGATAAGTTACACACGGCAGTCTCGTTCTTATCAGAATATTCAACAATTTCACTGCATAGGTTAGACGATTTAATCACGCCGATATTTTTTTGGTTAGATTTTCTGTTACATGCATCTTTGTATAACATGTACGGTGTACCCGTTTCACTCTGCGACTTAATGATAGCCTTCCAGATATCACCGGCCGGTAGGGTAGCCTTCGCGATACCCTCGCGTTCATACTTCTCATAAAGTTCCTCGAACTCGTCACCATACACGTCAGAGAGTCCCTTTGCGGTGTCAGGGCAAAATAATGACCATTCACCACCACTCTCTACACGTTTCATGAACAGATCCGGGATCCACATGGCCGTAAACAAATCGCGGCACCGAGCCTCTTCATCACCTTGGTTGAGACGAATATCGAGGAAATCGAGAATGTCTGCGTGCCACGGTTCGATGTACATCGCGATCGACCCCTTGCGACGACCAGCTTGATTGACATATCGAGCCGTTGAATTATAGACGCGCAACATAGGTACGATTCCATCAGATTTACCGTTCGTACCCCTGATTGTGGACTTATTAGCGCGAATATCGTGGATATGCAAACCAATACCACCAGCCCATTTACTAATCTGGGCGCACTCTTTCAGGGTGTCGTAAATACCGTCAATACTATCGTCTTTATTCGCCACGAGAAAGCATGAAGACATCTGTGGGCGAAGTGTACCAGCATTGAACAGTGTCGGTGTGGCGTGAATAAATTGTCCAAGGGACATGGCGTCGTACGTTTTTTTGATCGACTCGATATCATCACCGTGAATACCGATAGATACCCGCATGTACAAGTATTGAGGCGTTTCAACGACGATATCGTTTACCTTCTGAAGATACCCGCGTTCGAGTGTTTTGATACCAAAGTATCCAAACGTTCGATCACGTTCCGCGACGATAGCGTCATCTACTTTTTTTGAAACAATGTATACTTCCTCCGTGACGATATTGTTATCGTAAAGAAATTTCATGGCATCGGAAAAGGAATTCGGTGCTGTTTTTTGGATGTTACTGGCGACGATCCGAGTGGCGAGAACTTCGTAGTCTGGGTCTGACGTGATCATACCGATACAAATTTCGGCTGACAATGTATCAATTTCGTGAGTGGTGATGTTATCGTACATCGAAGAGAAAACTTGTTTCGCGATGAGAGACGCATCGACATTTTTAGATAAACCATATGTAAGATTGGAGATCCTGTTGGTGACCTTATCAAATTTGACGTCTTCAACAAGATTGGACCGCTTGATAACCTTCATTTGGTTATATTACAAATCTATCTTTTAATTAACACTTAAAATCTGCACTTCGAACGGGGACAGGGCCGACGGTCTCGTAATACCGGTTAGGTTCGAGAAATTGGGTGTTTACGTTGAACCCCCCGTCGATACCCGGTTTGGAGATGGGGGGGTAGGACGCGATGAAGCAGTTGGGTGCAGTGCACGCGGGTTTTGCTGACACACAGGCTGGGCCGGAATAGGCCGTGTCGAAGTCTGCGCCGACGATCATTTATATTTACAGATAGTTTTTTTCCTGAGATATATTAAATGTGTGACGTTCCTAACCTCATGTCGATCAAGCAGACGCCAACTCCCCTGAACACGCTTTTCTTCTCTGAGTTCAATAAGAATTTGGTTCAGCGTGCGATCCGTCAGACGTTTAAAGATAAAACGGGTGTCTCGATAGATTACCAAAATCCTGATGACCTGTACAGTATCATGCGAGTCGTGTTTATCAATAACGCGGGTGACCAACAACAAGATGTGAATCCCCAAGTCAAGGCTATGAACGCGATGGTGATTAAGACTGCCATGTCACAGGTCCAGTCAGGTGTTGCCCAATACATGGGATATATGCGTGATATCGATACTATGGCCGTCCCACCTGTGGCTCCTGCTAACACGAGTACGTACGGTCTCAAAATTGACAAGAATGATAAAATCGGCGTTTAAAGATTACCCACATGTATACACTAAGAATGAGCTCATTGAATTACTACAAAGAAGAGACTGAGAAAATTTGTAAGATCAAGGGTTGGGATCGAGCGGATATAAACACTGTATGGTTATTACTCTCCGAAGAATTTGGTGAACTCGCATCTGCAATTCGTCAATATAAACGAACGTTTAAGAAGATGAATATCAAAAAGGAACGGGGGATCGATGTCATGATGGAAATGGGTGACGTGTTTAGTTATCTTTTTCAGTTGGCACATATGCTAAATATTGATTTAGATCAGATGTGGTTGGAGCACGAAAAAAAGCTTGCACATAAAAAATATATATACTCTTAATATACAGATGAGTAAGTTCATGCTTGACGATAAAGCTACTATGGACCATGTGAACCCATTTGTGCAAAACAACTTCTCATTACCAGGTACGGTTCGTAACCCTGGAGATTTTGCTAAGCACAAACCGATCGAAAAGGTAACAATGGCGAATGACTTTAAAAGTCCTATGTGTGATTATGGTGTAACGGTCGGGTGGGGTGCACCTAATATGTGCGCGGATGTACAGGGTGAGAGATGTCACCTTTCCAGACCCCTTTTACCGGGTAGAAATATTGATAGGGGATACGACGAAGAAACGGAAACGTCCACAAACGGAAAGAAGCTTGTGCTACGCGATTCGTCTGGTGAACTTACACTGACCGCCTATGTGTTTATTGCTCTTATAATTCTACTTCTATTTTTAACAATGTAGAGTATAAACGTTCCAACCTATACTCATTTTTACAACCGTTAGCAACACTGGTTAGTACGTCCGTAACCATATACTTTACAAATTTCTTCTGCCACGAACACTTTACGTTAATCACGGGTGGTATAAAAGTAGGATCCAATATTTTTATACAATTCATAATGCGTAACATCGAGAATATATTGTTGTTTTCACAAAGTACATTATCAAGTTGTAATTCAATTAGACGTCGACGAATCTGTAACGTTTTGTGAACCTTAGTTTCTAGGAAATCCGTATATTTGAACGACTCTCGCCTAGACTTGAACGTTTCCCATTTACCAATAGGTTTCGTTGAGAAGCACTCGGTGCGGTTCACGTATCCTTCACCCTCTATGTAACACGAATACTTAAGCTCTACATGAGGTGTGTTTGTTTTATCAACAAACGCGTTGGCTTCTCGGATGAATGACGGCATTGTAATTTAAAGAGTTGGCTATTCTCTAACTTCTTTAAGAATGAACCTAAGTGAAAAGTACACGAGTTTAAAAAGTAAGTCAAAAAATGTTTAGTACAATCGCAAATACAACATTTTCATATCTTCTAACATTAGACGAGTTCAGACGTAAAATACCTGAAGATAAAAAGCCGTCATGGATCAAACTAACCACTATCACGATGGTATCATCGTTTAACAAGATTATAGACGTGCCGAAGATTCGAAAACTGTTTGAAATGTCGGATGTGCACTTAAAATTGAACGCGCAGTCAAATACCGGTGCTACGTGGTCAATCAAACCCACAACGTTTTACAATCAGATCACCTTAACATATGAAGATTGTTACAGTGTAAAATCTATAAAGATTTTCCCGAATGGAAGTATTCAGGTCGCAGGGTGCAACGACCTATTCAACTGTGAGCATATAATCAATAGTCTTATATATATTCTACAGTCGTTTGACCCTGATGTGATCCCACCCATTGATACATTTCGTATAGTCATGATCAATTCGAATTTCAGTTTGAATAACAACATCAATTTGATGAAAACAACCGAACACTTTGAAAGACATTCGGACGTATTCAAAGTTTCGTTTGAACCGGATAGGTATTCAGCTGTTAAGATTAAATTCAAACCAGCTGCCGACATGAAGGAAATCACGACAAGTATATTCAGTACGGGGAAGATCATCATCACCGGGGCCGAGACCCTAAAGGAGATAGTGTTTGCGTACAACATTGTCAACGAGCATATAAATTCGAATCCGGACATTAGAGTTTCGAAGACGGAAGTGGAAGATATTTTTGGTACATTTTCAGGGTACGATATAGAAGAGTGTATAGATAAGGTAAAGAAAATGGGATATAACTCCTGGGTGACAACGACGGAGAATAGACAAATTAATTTCTGAATGTAATATAAATGTCTCAGCGACTCGGAATGGCCGACGGTAGGTGCTTCACCATAAACAACTCGTCAAAATTGTACAACGATTATCTCATGTCGCAAAATGGTATCAAGTATGAAGATAACTATTCGTTTCGCAAGTTTCTCCAAGCGAATGGTCCTCAGGTAGTAAAAAAGACCGAAAAGAAAACGGAACCGTGTGGTATGTGCGACAGCACGATTAATTTGTCTAAAATTTATTGAGTAAAAACTCGTAAAATAATCTAATCACCCTAATTAGGAATGACAACATGTGCCATTTGTCTCAATACAGTCAGGGAAACACGAACACATAGCCCACTTCGTTGTGGTCATTTGTTCCATTCCCACTGTATAGAGAACTGGAAAAAATCAGGTAAACAGACATGTCCAGTATGTCGGAAGATCTTTGACGGATCGAATTTTAAAGTGCAATTAACGGTTCATAATAACATTCAACAGACATCAAATGTCTTGTTAGTATCAGACGCTGTATCACTTGATATATTAGACATATTTTTCGATGTAGACACACCACTCGACTTAGACAGTCTACTTTCTGACTTTGGTATAAGTATGTCCGACCTTGATTCCAGTATTCTTGACACAGAATGAACTACAATACTTGTTATAGTTTAACCCCGAGTATTTTCGAGACGTTGTCCGGGGGTCAGTAATGAGTTTACCTGTAGCCCCAGTCACGATGGGGTCACCACCCCACCCCCGTTTATGACTAAAAAAGTCAGCCTTAAACACAACGACACGCCCAGGAGTCAGCCTAACCGCAGCCCGCTTCACGCGAATGACCGGTACCTTAAAAAAGTTAGCGATACTCTCGTGTGTATCACCCCTTTTTACTTTATATTCAGTTTTATTATGCTGTTTATAAAAGTGGAAATCTCCCTGGCATAAATAATTTGTATTTTTACACGTCGCAACAAACATCATAATTTTATAGTACGATGGTTTACATTTCTCACCAGCCTTTACCATGTACACTTTATTGGGATTGTCAGCTTTCACCAGGGACGGGAGAGATCCGCAATTTACGTATGTTTGTGGTGTATTGGTTCTACCAACACGTTCACCGGGTTGAGCCTTCCATGCTCGGTCAGTCTTATAATTATTGACCGCGTATGCGTAACAATTATTACTCACACGCCCCTTTGGACTACCCCATTTTCTCGTGGTGAATGTATGCTCAGAACCACTCGGTGGTGGTGGTTTAGTCATATGATACCTGTAGAAAAAAATATTGCCATTTAATAAAATGATGATCAAGGAGATTATAAAGTCCAGGAAACCTAAGGACATTCTCGTAGAAATCCTCACTTTCGTGCTCGTGGTTCTTATCACCACTTTCATTATTCGTTTCACATGGAACAACTCTCTTGTCAAGCACATCACCGTGCTCAAACCCCTCAAGACGTTCACCGATGCGCTACTTCTCTCGATTACCATCAATGTTTTCCGCAGTCTTTAAACTTCGGTATATCCGCTAAGAACCTTACCTTCTGGTGTGACTAACGTGGGAAACCCATTTATACCTTCACATTCTTCATTATCACAATCGACGAACGTGAACTGCTTTCCATTTTTACGCATGTAATTGATCTGTTTGTTCGTCCAACTGCACGAACGAGAACCGTACATCTTCCACACACGTGAGTCACCTTCAACCTCTTTGACCTCTTTAAAGACCTTCGTAAAACCGCTGTGTCTCTTACCAGATTCACTTACGAGAGTCGGGAGCCCGTCCACAAAGTCAGGGCATTTTTTCTTGTCACAGTCGACGAACGTATACGGTTTACCCAACTTCTCGAAATAGTCAACCTGTTTGACACACCACGGGCACTCTTTCGACCCGTAGATTGTCCAGTTTTCACCCCCCTCAAACTTAACACTCCGCTTTTTAGGTTTCATACTCAGTAGCAACATGACGTTTATGCAAAGTAAAACAACGAGAGCGAGCATGGTATAATAATATATACCATATATTTTTATTTTTAAATCTACGATATTCGGAATTGTCGAATACGATAGAGTTATTTAGATAAAGGTTTTACTCTCGTTCGGGTGAGTACTGGGCGCTTCTTCTGTGGCTGAACATTCTTTCGAGATGCCAAAATGGCTACGGCTTTCTGCATGGCGGTAAGTTTTGCGGACTTGGTGGGTGTCTTTGATTTTGGTTTCGACGCCGGCTTCGACTTTGGCGAACTGACCTTGCGAGGGGGGAGGGGTGGTTTCTTATCTGTGACAATCGTTTTTAATAGAGTATTCATTTTCTTAGCCGACGTGTTTCCCGTGAAATAGGCATCTTTTAAGATCGAATCGAATGTGGGGAGTTCCGTATGTGAATGGTTATATCTAAGTCTATAATTGGATACTCGACTCGTGGTATCTCCCAGGTACTTATTCGTTAACACCCGTTTAATGAATTCTAAAACACTCTTATATTCTGTAGACAATTTCGAGCGATGAATGTGGGCGAAGATTGAATTCAGGAAAAAATGCACATCATACATTTTATGGTTACCCCTAAAAATACCGTATTCGGATCGCAAATCTGATTCGTTTATCTCGGGGTTTGGAATACCGTTTATAGCCGATAACCCGAAATCGATGAGGCGTGGTTCGCCATTCACGATCATCACATTCCCGGTGTGCAAATCATTGTGTCGGAATGACGGGTCACTTTTATGTAATATTTTCAAAATATTAACGAGTTTCTTAAGAGTGGTTTTCACACTCGCCGCGTTTGGTTTGTCCTTAACGAGCCACTTATCAAACGGTTGGCCATCGAGATATTCTGAATACATAAAATCTTCGGTGTTACATTTTTCAAATCCATACACGTTTGCGACACCTTTATTTCTAAGGCGGTTCGTGATATTATGTTCGGCTTTGAGTGATTCTGTGGAACGTTTTATGGCTATCACGCGTTTACATTCGGAGTTTAAGCACCCTTTATATACAACACCGTATTCACCTTGACCGATTTTCGTAAGAGGTTTGAAATGTGATGCTGGTTGGCATGGAATCTTTATTTTGTTCTGAACGCTTGCTTTCATATATTAATAAGTACTAAGAAAATAACTATCTATTCATCAATCTCACAATCCTCTTCATCACTACCAGTATCGACTACCGTAGACGCAACCCCCTCGACACCTTGAAACGCGAAAGAAGGAAGTTTGGTCGATTGTTCACACAATACTTGTGAGAGGCGAACGCTCACACCGAACTTGTTATCAATAAACCAAATTTGATTGAAATCGACGATGCACATACACTTCTGCCCCTTCTCAATACTATCGACAGGCATGGACTTTTGTGACATATCATACGCCTCGGCGAGGAAGGTTCCGTCGGGTTTGGTCATGAGTTTAAGCTTCAGGGTAGAAGCGTAATCATCTTTTCCTGGTCTAACAATTGGCTTGTAGAGTGCTTCCCGAATAACATCGATATTGTAAGGCTTGCCCAGCCATTCCTTAGAATTCTCGGCGACCGTCTCGATAATACGAGTATCGAGCGCGCTGAGTTTCTCCATGAGTTCCATGGCAGAATCGTTATCCTTGTCAAACGACAAGTCAAGAGAATAGGACGTCTTGTTCGTCGCTTCGTCCGTGAAGGCGCTTAGACCGAACGGGGATCTGAGAAAAGGAAGTTGCAGATACATCTTCTTGTTGGCTGGCGCGTTAATGTATACAGTTTTACCCCCATTTTTATTCTTCTTCAATTTAGAAAAAACAACCGAGGGTACATCGAAATTTTCGTAACGCTGAATGATGGTAGACGACATACTTATTGTATATTATATACGAGACCAAACTTTAAGTATATTTTTTTTCTCAGAATACAATAACAAAACAATGGGTCTCTTCAAAGATTGCGGTTGTGGATGCGACGGTAAAAAGCAGGAACAAAAACTTATAATTTCGATCATGTCGGCACTCGTGTTCTTCATCATCGCCAACCCGGATACCTTCCGCCTCGTGCGGAGGGTTTTTGGTTCGTGGGTTTCTACTCCCAACGGGTGCCCTTCGATGGGTGGGTTAGCTTTACACACTGTCGTATTTATGCTTGTGACGTGGGGTATGATGAATGTCAAATCTGAAGCGTACGAACCTAACGTCCCCCCTCAGGCCATCGGCCCCGCTCCCAAGGCTGCCGCCGACTCCGACTCCGACTCCGACTCAGACGATGAGTCTGACGCTGGTTCCGACGCTGGTTCCGACTCTGGCTCCGATTCCGAATCGGACGCTGGGTCTGATTCCGACGGTGACTCCGACGACGAAGTAGCTGTCGGTCCAAGCCCCATGGCTGCTATCGGCCCAAGCCCCAAGGGTATCTCACCCACAACGGCTAGGGCTGCGGGTATCGCCCCACTTCGCATGGCCGATGTAGAGCTTCCCAAGCCTAACATGAAAGAAAAGCAGATTGAAATCCGTGACAGTGGTAGGAAGTTGGCCCCCATGGATATCAATGGCGATTTAGACGCACCTGCGCCAGTTTCGTTCAAACGTGCCAAAACGAAGGCGATCGCGACGTGTAAACTTGACGACGGTAGAGATTTGACGTTTAATTAAAATTCTTCGTCAAACGAAATCGGTGTCGTTTCGTCCATTTTGCCATAATCGCCTACACGTTTCTCAAAAAAATTAGTTTTTCCATCTAGGGAAATATTTTCCATAAAATCAAAGGGATTTTGCGTGTTCCAGATTTTATTGAACCCCGCTTGTTTAAGTAAACGATCCGCGACGTACTCGATGTACTCAGACATCTTATCGGAATTCATACCTATGAGACTACATGGAAGAGACTCTAAAATGAACGCCTTTTCTATGTTTACCGCATCGGTTACAATCTCGTAAACCGTTTCTTCATTTGGTTTAAAAGTCAACATTCTAAACAATTCGAGTGCGAACTCTAAATGAAGACCTTCATCTCGACTAATGAGTTCGTTACTAAAGCACAGGCCGGGCATGAGCCCACGCTTTTTTAGCCAGAAGATGGCACAAAAACTCCCCGAAAAGAAAATACCTTCAACGCACGCGAATGCAAGCAGTCGTTCAGCGAACGTTTGGGATTTATCGAACCATTTCATCGCCCACTGCGCTTTATGTTTGATCGAAGGAACAGTCTGAATGGCGTCAAAAAGTTTTTGTTTTTCTGCCGAGTCTCGGATATACTTATCTATGAGTTTACTGTACGTTTCCCCGTGAACCATCTCATTGTGACATTGATACGCATAGAATGAGCGTGCCTCGGTAAGTTGCACTTCGTCGGCAAAATTATTGTTTATATTCTCAAATACGATACCATCTGACCCCGCAAAAAATGCAAGAATATATTTGATGAAATGGCGTTCGTTATCGGTCAATTTTTTCCAGTCGTCCATGTCGGTAGATACATCAACTTCTTCCGCTGTCCAATTAGACATTTGAGCCTTTTTGTACAGGGACCATAGATTCTCGTGCTCAATAGGGAATACGGTAAACCTGGCGAGTGTAGGGAGAAGTATCTGTTCGGTGCTATCTATATACTCTTCAAACGCGAAGTAGTCACCCACGTATTTATCATTTACGAAAACTTGGGGGTACGATACAGCCCCGGATCCACATCGTTCTTTTAATTCCAATTTATCTACCAATTCTTTACTATATTCGAGATTTAGGTTTTTGCATAATGTCTCCGCATCGTCGCAATATTTACAGTCGACTTTAGAAAGAATTTTTACTCCCATCACGTGTGGTAATAGCTATGAATATTTTTTGTCTGATCTCTTTAGATATGATAGCAATTTCAGAAATATACTCTGGAGATTTAATAAAAATTTTAGTGAACGTTGAAGACGTGGAAGACGAAATATACGCTGTAGTGCAAGAGAATTGTGAGGATTACCTCATAGTTAAATATTACTCAGAAACATCTTTAATATACAAAGATGCGCAAGTGTACACACTCGACGATGATACGAACATATTAAGAGGTGATAGTGTATGCGAACACCACCAAGACGGTGATACCATTTTCATGCATATTAAAGAGGCTCTATATGTCATACTCGACGAGATTAACATGGACGCAGACAGTGAGATACTCGACGATTCAGACAGTGACGAAACTGATTTGAGTGGTTTTGTAGTATCGGATTCGGAACTAGAGGGGCGAATAGAACTACCACCCGGATACGAAACGATCGATGCTATGTGGTCCGACTGGAAACCATCGAGTCCTGGTTCGTCTAGATTTAAGGATATGGTCGACAGAATCGAAACGCAGGCGAAACTCCAGATGGACGAACATAATTTTTAGCCTAAGTGCGAAATTTTGAAACTTTTTTAAAAGGTGTGTAAGAATAAATGGAAACAATACTGGCTACTATATGGTCCGATCTGGACCAAATATTACATAAACCAACAATCAAGTCAGTAAATAAATATTATACGTGCACCTCTTGCAACGAGCAGAAGGTTGTCACGCGTGAGGGAATGGTGTGTACAGGGTGTGGTTTAGTCGATTCTATATTTATCGATGACACAGCTGAATGGACGAGTGGTGTGACAGAAGACGGTCGCGTTGCTGATCCATCTAGATGTAATATCCCATCAGCGAATCACGAGTTATTTTCTGATTCGTGGGGTAAAGGTACTGTCATAGAGACGCGTTATTCTTCAAAGTATGAAACGAAACGTATGGCAAAGATTAACTTTCATAGTTCAATGAATCATCGGGATCGATCACTGTTCCACGCATATAAGGATATCGACGAAGCGTGTAGGGATTTACCCGAAGCCGTTCTCAAAGATGCGAAGACGCTGTACAAAAGATTTAACGAGGGTAAACTTACTCGGGGAGCTGTACGCGCCGGGATAAAGGCAAACTGCGTTTTATACGCGTGTCGCCTTTCAAACTTGCCAAGAACAACCGAAGAAATTTCGACAATGTTTGGCATCCAGTCAAAGGATGTGAGTCGGACGACAGATTTATTTATGGAAGTGATAGACGACGAGAAAACTGATAAGAACTATGTAACTAAACCACATAACATGATGCAACGGTTACTCAATAACTTTGACGTATCTCGCGACGAGCGGCTATTGTGTAATAGAAAGTGTGTGGATATAGAAAATTGTGTCGACCTTATGAGCAAATCACCGAAGAGTGTGGCAGCCGCAGTTATATTTATGGCGCTGCAAACACGTGTATCAAAAACAGAGGTGTGCGAAAAATGCTCTGTATCGACGCCCACTTTGAACAAAATTGTAACGATTGTAAAAGGATACTTAGAGGATAAATTGTAATAAAATGTAGTTATTCATGAAAATATTTTTAAGCACCCCATGTTATGGGGGGCTATGTCTTGAACAATATATGGCGAGTCTTATTCGCCTTCAAGTAGAATTAGTGAAGGAGGGGATTCAATTGATGATTGATACCACAGAAAACGAAAGTCTCGTGCATCGAGCGAGAAACGTTTCTCTAGGTAGATTTATGCAAAAGACCGACGCAGATTACTTCATGTTTATAGATGCGGACGTAGAATTTGACGCGAAATCCGTTGTACGCCTTGCAAAATCCGGTCATGATATTTCTGTAGCGTGTTATCCTAAAAAGGTTGTCATGTGGGATAACGTCAAGCGTGGAATGGAAGAAAAAGATGAACGAAACCCTAGCCTCCTTTCGTCCAGTCTGGTTGTAAATATAGGTGCACATAGACGGTCGGTTGTAGATGGGTTTGTTGAAGTTCTCGATGGACCGACAGGGTTTATGATGATTAAACGTACTGCACTTGAGCGAATGCATGAAGAGTATAAGGATACACTCACGTGTAAAAATGATCACCAGAACCGTGATTTTGACGAGTATTGTGCTCTATTTGATTGTATGATCGATCCGGTTTCGAAGCGATACTTATCCGAAGATTACGCGTTTTGTAGACGCTGGCAGCAAATGGACGGTAAAATTTACGCGGATGTACAAACGACACTTGGTCACGTAGGTAATTTACCATTTACAGGTTGTCTAAAACACAGGCTTAAGGCTTAAGGCTTAGATAGTTGTAATATGCGCGTTGCAACTATAATTGTCACGCGGTCACGATCATGTCACGTAAAGGCATTACATACCGTGTTACGATTCAATATTCAATGTATGCAAAAAAATGTACAAAATGAACTCATGTTCGTGAATGACGACCCGTTTCTTAAGTCTGAAAAAATTCAAAACTGTATCAAAACATATGATAGGATACTTTTCATAGACTTTGGTGTGAGTATTGACGCGAATGCCTTAACAAATGTACTCGAACCGAATGACAATTACGATATCGTCGTGTTTCCAGGTGTAAAGGAGGGTATAGACTGGAATATGTTCGCGGAAAAGGTGAAGTGTGCGTCTACTGAGCCCGTGTCACAAATGGGGTTACATTTCGACACGACTGTTGGTGGGTCCATAGACGGAGATATGTACACAGTTAAAAGTACAGACCCTAAAGCGTGGGTTATGATGACCAAGAATACTCTCAAAAAAATTAAAGATAGGCGAACTAGTAGTTTCAAAATTGCACCTAAGTCGAGTGTAATGTTTGAAAAATTTAAAGAATCTGGTGTAAAGATTGTCGCGTATACGGCAGCTGAAGTCACGAGTACATACACACACGAGTGTTTTGGAAATATCCTAAACTCTACCGGTATTAAATCGGCTTAAAGAATAAATTAATATCTCAATACAGATGCAACGTCTATATGTAAACAGGGACGGTCCTATTTACACATATGCGATATCCTTTATGGAAACTCACTGGGGTGTCAAGGGTACATTTCCCGGGTGCCAACCCGTATCCATCGAATATACACATTTCCCTGTATTGAAAAGTCAACCATACGCTGTATGCGAAAAGACTGACGGTACGCGCTATATGCTTTTAGCATTTATGTTTGAAAACAAGAAGCGGTGTGTATTCGTGAATCGGGCACTTGACATGTTCGAATGTCCTCTCAATTTTAGAAAGCCTATATATGAGGGGACGATTCTCGAAGGTGAGTTGTATGAAGATACATTCATGATTTACGATTGTCTTTTGGCCTCAGGTACGGTTGTCGGAAATAAAAACTTTATTGATCGCCTTGACGATGTCGAAAAAGTTGTTAAAATGTTGACCGTTTTAAAATACGATCCAATTAAAATGAAAGTTAAAAAAATTTATATGTTAAATGATTTCGAGTTATTTATGAATGAGTATTTACCCACCGTTACACAAAAAATTGATGGTCTCATTTTTACACCGATAAGGGCCACTATTAAAACGGGAACACACGAAACCATGTTTAAATGGAAGCCAAGGGATAAGAATACGATTGATTTCCAATTCAAAAAAAAAGGTACCACATGGCGTCTATACGTTCAAGATCGAGGAAAACTCATTTTTGAATCCGAAATACACGAAGATCAAGTTCCCCGGGAAGTGCACGTGGAAGAAGACGCGATCGTAGAGTGTCAATATATGCATCAAGACGAACCGATGTGGTGGAAACCTGTTCAGAGGCGTCATGATAAGACCTACCCGAACGGGCGGCGGACGTTTTATAGAACGCTCGTGAATATTAAGGAAGATATTAAGATGGTTGATTTTTTATCCTGTACATGAGTACATGATGTGCATGTTTAACAGGGAATTCGACCTCCTTTATTACGTCATCGTCGTGTAAGTACCACTTACCGTCACGCCGTTTTAGAATAGTTATGTAATGCCCACCATTTTGTGTTCCAATATGAACTATACTCCCACATATTTCATACTGCTTGAATTCGTCCATCTCCACGAATTGTTTTTTATCGAACGAAATAAATAGAATTTTCGGATACTCCGTTATCGTTGAACGTGTTGTAGAAACGTTATGTGTAACACCAGAATCGTCTTTGTAATCGCTCAACACACACCACTTCTCGGAGCGTGTTATCATATCACTCACTTTATCCCGTGTATCAGAATTGTTCAGTATTAAGAAACTAAACGGTTCTTCCATCGTCTTTGTACCACTCGGGCATACAGTATACTGCGCGCGTTTTCCATATACTAAAGTCTTTACTATGGGAATCTCCTTTTCGATAATATCTATGATACAAAACAACGCGTCTTGTGCATCGTGTGGTTGATACACTTTGAATCGGGGAAACACGTCCCTAAACTTCTGGAGAAGGTGCTCTATATTGATTTTACCTGATGCGTTTTTGAAATATATATGTACCAGATCTACGTATACTTTAGTAAATTCACATGTACCTGTATATTTATTATTCAAAATGTACTCTGTACATTCGCGCACGTTTAACAAACATTGTATCGCTACGTTAAAAAAACACGTATTGCCATTATTGTAGAAACCTTGCATGTATTAAAAATGAAAGAAAACTTTAACCTAAGTTACTTAGAGAATTACAACTATATAAGTTTGATTACAATGGACGTTCAATACCTATATGATAAAGTAAAACCTATTATCGACCTTCACAGAAACGATGAACACGTGGAGATTGAAATTCGCCTCGGTAAATTCAATGGTAAGATGTTCGATACGAATGTCGGTAAAGAGCCTTTCACCGCCGTGATGCGCCGTCTCCAAAAATATACCGGTTGGGAAAAGATCATGTCTACGTCACAGGAAGTTTTCTACCGTGAAACTGACAATACGCGTATCACCATCGACGAAAACACGGGTGAGGAAACCGTGATTCAGAAGCATCGCGTCCACAACGAGGATTTCAAAAACAATTCGAACACACCTTTCGATTTCCGAGTCAGTATCTCCAAAGAAACACCAGTGGCAGACGTTGACAGAACGATGGATAAAAAGAAGATGAAAGAACGTCTCTCTTTCATCAGAAAAAATTTAAGTATTGACCTTACCACGTGCATGGGTGACACTCACGACATGGACAGTGAAGACCCAGTCGTGTATCAGATTGAAATGGAAATTATCGACCCCAAAACGATTGGTGACGACCGCCAACTTTTCAATATTTTACACAAAGTTAAAGATCTTTTTAATATCTTGGATACTACTAAATGATACTACCCGCATTACTTGTAGTAATTCTGTATATTATTTTTACAGTCAACATAGATACTAATAATAAGACTCAGGTTTCTCATTTGGGATACAAAACGGAATATTTCCACTTAACGGAAGGAAAATCTAAAGAAATGTTTACTAAAATGAAGAATAATGGAATGTCAAAAGAAAGATTGAAAGAGTTCATTATGCTTGAAGATAGGTTAATGGAAGTTGAAAATGGAGCTGTATGTGAGAGTGTTGCGAAGAGATACGAAGGGTTTGCACTTTCTGATAAAATAAAAACGACTTTTGTAGGGTATGATTTTTCATATCACGCAGCACATTTGAAACAGATTTCTGAACCCACTAAACTTATAAATCGAAATATAACATGTTTGTAAGGTATAAAAGTGTACGTCTATGTTTAGACCTATACATTTTACGGGGGTTGTCGAACACATACATGATTAGAGCCATGTCATCATCGGGTATGTTTTCTCTTATCCATTTACGTGCATCGTCGGCGTCGATAAATTCATCTGTACAGTAATAACTTTCTTCGATCGGGCCAAACCCCGTGTCATGGGTACTGCGTTCAAATTTAATATACTCTACTATCACGTAAAATATAGTGTTTAGAATATGTTCTCGTATATAGATATTCACATTTTCCATATTGTCTATTTGTATTTCGGGTTTTGATCGCGCGAGTTGTAGAAAAATATCTCTCGGGTTATCCATGTATGATATTCGTGAATTGTTTTTAAATTTGTTCGACTCGCGTACCTTTAGGGAATCGAGTTTTCTTATTATTCTTCTTCGGAGGCGACGGCGTTGTAACATTCATTAAATTTTCGAGATTTTTAGCAAAAATGTTATTCAAATTATTCAATTTTTTATTCAACTCAACTTTGCGCTGCGATTTCCATGTTCTCACCACACTCTTTTTAACGTCATCTACACCCTTCTTAAATGGTAAACCCTTTTGATTCTTTTTAAGATTGAGTGCGTTGATAGCCTTTTGCATTTCCGCTACGTTTTTATTAAGAGGTTCCATTACGTTTTTATATTGGGTAAGCCATTTATTACCATAAAGTTTCTTTATATTCTCCTTAACACTTTCATCGTTTAACCGACGTTTTTTATAATTAGCCGCATTAATCGTCGACTTGGCCTTGGTCGTGGTCATATTTTTTTTGGTGCGTGTAGTAGGAGGAGGGATTTCCAACTTTTGGCATAACGCATTTACGGTGTCGGTATCGGATACGGTTATACCCTTAGTCATTGCTACAGAGGTTAAATATTCCTTTGATTGTGATTTGCATGGGTGACCATTCACGGTAAAATTGCCGTATACGTGTTTTTTAATGAGTTCGCATAACGCGGTTTTTGTGGTAGTAGACTTGATATTCATTATACCAAGTTTTTTGGCGAAGGACACGAGTTCGGGTTTAGAATGTGACATGCACATCTTTTTTGAAATGATGATTCGTTTTTTATTTTTATCATAGTTCACATTTCCTATACTTTTAGTAGTATTCACCGTCTTCACGACGCGGCGCTTTGCGACACGGTCAGTCACTTGAGTACTCACAATTTTTATACATTCTAAGACGACCAATTCTTTTGTGAAGCTCTTCCCTATATCGTATGACGCTAACATACCAGCGTTATTGGCGACTCCTAGGATTTGTATCACACCAGACGTAAACAGTTGGAATGTTCTACCCTTATATTCCATGCGTAAAGACGCTTGAAGTTCTGGTTCGTATTCAACTTTGCCAGTCTTTGCAAATGTTCTAGCTACTTTCGTCAAATCGATCCGACCATTTATCTTAAATTGACCAGTGATATTGTTATAAATTATAGGATTGTATAAAAAGTTTTCTCTATTTGTAAAATTGTCTACAATGTACTTTTGAATTTTCCCAGCGTGTGTGATGTCGTTGTTCATGAACCCACCCGAAAAGTGTATTTTACCATTCCTATATATGCGGAAGTTTACACCTTGTCTAACGGACCCATCATACATATTCGCAGTTATCTGTGCCATGAAATAGTTCGTCGCCGGGTTAAATTTACCGACTATACCAGACTTGGAACGTTCCATACCCCCAGTGTAACGACCATATATCAACTTGATATTCGTAACTTCTATATCTAAGGTCGTACCCGGTAACGTAACCCTGCCAGGTATAGGTTTATTAATTACATTTTCTAAGTTGATACGCTTTGCCTTCGCGTCATACTCCCTGTTGACTATAGCGTTAAAAAATCCGAGTTGGAGTGGACTCACCACGAGTTTCATGACATTAGAATTTTCAACTCTCTTCTGTGTCAGATTCGTCATCTTATCGTATACACGCATGTTCTCCTTTGTGCGCGCACGTTGTAGTTTATTTCGGTTAGCGTCTGTTAAGTACGGTTCAGATCGTAAGACTTCATTAAACGATGGTATATTTTCGTTATTGACGAAATGGTTAAACTGACCCATATATTTTACGCGTACATTTTAATTGTTAAGAGACACGACCACGTCGAGACCCACTACAAATTCCTGTGCATCGTACATCATATCATTATGCAGCCGCGAATCGACGGCCACCGATAGATCTCTCTGACTGAATGGCCCGATATACGTGTCGTAATTGATGGTCTTCTTACCAAGGTTTCTGGATACGCAGAAGTTATTGAATGCATCCTGGAAGACGGTCATGGGACAAGTAGAGTTCTCATCTATTTTGACCATATGCGACTGTAAGAAGTTCTCGAGTGGACTGGTAACGAGTGCGACCTGTTTTTGCACCTTCTTAAAATACTCCGGAAGAACATTCCAGATATCCTTATTGGCGTACTGCTGCGAATAGAGTAAATACGCGCGCACACATTTTTGAAGAATGACAGGGAGTTCACTCTCTAACTTCACATCTAACGTAGGGTCGGCATTTTTTACTTGTTTACCAAAATTGACTGTCAAAATACGGCGCAGAATACTTCCCGAGTTGTCCTTCCAGTGGGGCACCTCGTTCCCACCAAGAATACCCGGCGTTTTCCATTCGATAGATTTGGCTTTCTCGTGTTTTACCGCAATCGAGACGTCTTCTCCGCTCACAATGGATTGGAACTCAGCTTGTTCGAGTGCGAGATCATTCTTAACTTCGGGGGCGATAAACATGAACGCGTCGTAAATGGAAGACAGACCGAACTTCTTCTCGACATTGTTTGAAAGCGTGCGAACGTCCTCCGTACAGTAGAACTTTCTAAACACCTTCGTGATCAGTGTAGACTTACCGGAGCGCGCAACACCCTTTAGGAAAGGAATCGCTTGCCAACCATCCATGTCGTTAACGTCGAAGCATAGACGACCACCTAAAACGTAAATCCACTTACACACATCTTCGTCAAACTTCTGGTAATCCAGAATAGACTGGAAATATGGCGTGGGGATATCGTACCAATCCTCAAGTTGTGAATGGTCAGTGTATTCCTGATCAAAGTATTTACAGCTCATAACAGTTTGATCGAGTGATTTGAACTCGGGTGAATCGTACGTGTAGAACGAAGACTTATAGGCGCCGTCCTTATCTAACCGTTCTTTACCGATGAAAATACCATTGTTGAATGACCATACATGACGGTTCTTGACAATGTCGGGAAATTGCATGTCGTTACAATTTGATAGATACGTGATAACGTCACGATGACCAGTCCCACGCGATGTCAAATTTTTCCATAGTTCAAAATGTATCTCCTTCTTACTGACACTGTACACAAACTCTTGGATCGTCTGTATGGGTTTCCACGCTCTCGTAGAAGCCCCAGATGCTGTTTTAATTTCAGTACAGCATTGTCCTTTGTATCTCTTAATGTTGTTTTCGTAAAGGTACCGAAGTGTTTGTAAAATAGACTGTTGGAATGGGGAAAGCTCTTGAATGTTCGCGATTGTGGATACACGGAAAAGAGATGGGTCGGATTCTGGGTTAATTGGAACATATGTAGGGTTGTTTACTCTATCATAAATGCGAGCGTTACGAAATACAATTTGCCAAGCATCATCTACTTGATCGATCAGACGGTTAATTCTCGTAGCCATTTTCACGTCTTCATTCTCACGTTCGAACTCCAAGAGTTTAAGTGTGTCGGCCCTATGATATAATTCACACAGGCCATCTCGAACGTTTTTGTATTTGGTGCAGATCGTTTCGATATTTACACTCGTGGGTAGACCATCTTCACTAAGTTCGTTTTTTGTAAAAAAATTATCGTATCCAATTCGGTAAGACAAGTATTGATCGTTATGCTCGTTAATCTTCCACATATGTTCCAATTCGTCGATGAAGTGTTTGAACTCTACATCGCTAAAAGTTTTAATTTCATTTGTCCTCATGGCACTGTTTGCTTCCTCGTGCCCAGCATTTTCGCTGATGAAGTGAGTACCCTCTGACATTTTCTATATTAGGGGGTCATTTTTCTAAGCTCAATTTTTTTGAAGCGTGGTCAAAAGTTTGACCATAATTTTATTTTGTATTTCAATTTGCCGTCCCACATTCACGAGTGCACTGCAGACCGTCTCACCTTCGGGTGTGATCAGAGCAGTTTCTAAAAGTTCGACCATGATACCTACGGGGTCGATTTCACCTTCATCTTCACTTTCATATTCCGCGAGGTCAATCGCATCTTCAGCACCAACAACTTCCTCGACCCCGGACTCGGACCCGGACTCAGACTCGGACTCATATTCAGACTCTTCTTTCTTCTCGGGGGTGGTTGACATTTTATGTACACACAGGAAAAAGGGTGCATGTTTTTTCGCGCTGAAATAAAATGTTGGTGTATAGTACAACAAAAAAAATGGCCGGTGGTCTCATGCAACTCGTAGCTTACGGTGCCCAGGATGTATACCTGACCGGCAACCCCGCTGTAACTTTCTTCCAGGCTGTTTACAAGCGCCACACCAACTTCGCGATGGAAAACATCGAACAAACCGTCAACGGTAACCCCGCTGACAACGGCCGTGTCTCCGTGACCGTCGCCCGTAACGGTGACCTCGTCGCCGACATGTACGTCGAGATGAAGGCCAAGGCTGGTCTCGTGGAAATCACCGGTGCCGCCGATGACACGTGCTTCGCCGCGGAGCGTGCCATCAAGGATGTTGAACTGTCCATCGGTGGTCAGCGCATCGACAAGCACTACCAAAGGTGGTGGCGTTTGTACTCCGAGTTGTACCTCGATGAGTCCAAGAAGGCGTCTTGGGGTAAGATGACCACCCCCGGTGCCGATGCCGGTCAGATCTTCCTCCCTCTGATCTTCTTCTTCAACCGCAACCCCGGTTTGGCGCTCCCCCTGATCGCGCTCCAGTACCACGAAGTCCGTTTGGATTTCGACCTGTCCTCCGAGTTCGACCAATACACCGATGGTTCCACCTTCAAGGTGTACGCCAACTACATCTACCTGGACACCGAAGAGCGTCGCCGCTTCGCCCAGAAGGGTCACGAATACCTGATCGAGCAGGTTCAGCATACCGGTTCCGACGCTCTTGCCAGCGCTGGCCAGGTCAAGCAGATCCGCCTCTCCTACAACCACCCCGTTAAGGAGCTTGTGTGGTGCGCTGACCAGGGTTCGGTGTCCCGTTCCAACTTGTGGAACTTCACCAGCTCGTCTGTCGCGACCCTCGCGTCGAACGTGTGCGCGGGTGCCAGTTCCGGTAACTGCTTCGTCGCCACGGCGATGACCGGTGCCCCCCTTCTGCAAGCGACTTCCGAAGGTGTTGCCTGGACCGAAGAACTTGCCGGCCCCGTCGACACGTTCAAGCTTGTGCTTAACGGCCAAGACCGCTTCAAGGAGCAAACCGGTAAGTACTTCAACCAAGTCCAAGCCTACAACCACCACACTGGCTCGCCTCTGCCCGGTGTGTACTCGTACTCTTTCGCGCTCAAGCCCGAAGAGCACCAGCCGACCGGTACCTGCAACTTCTCCCGCATCGATAACGCGCAAGTTGCCATCAAGACCAAGGCGGGCGCCGTCGCGACCAACCTCAACATGTTCGCTGTTAACTACAACGTCCTCCGCATTCAAAGCGGAATGGGCGGTTTGGCTTTCAGCAACTAAGTATCAAATATTCGTTTGATAGTAAAAAATATATAAAACAATCCTTTTTAAATTGCACGAATAATGCTATTTAAAAACGAAACTCCATGGTCAACTATCATGTCTACCCTTACCACTTGTCATCTTAAGTCACCCATTGTACCACGAACTCGTCTTATCAAGAAGAAGTCTCGTGTAGCTGTTCGTGCGAACTATAAAGTTACGTTGATTACACCCGGTGGTGATGAAACGTTTGAATGTGACGGTGATACGTATATTCTAGACGCTGCGGAACAAGAAGGACTCGATCTTCCGTATTCGTGTCGTGAGGGTACGTGTTCCGCGTGTGTGGCGAGATTAGTGTGGGGTCATGTAAGCCAAGATGCTCAATCCTTTCTTGATGAACATCAAATGATGAGGGGGTATACCATGTTATGTGTGGCTTACCCGAAAGCTGACTGTAAACTTAAAATAGAAGTTGAAGATGAACTCGCCTAAATCTATCTTAAAAGATATATTCTATTTACTATTATATGTTAGCTCTAGGTCAAACCCCGGTATGTTTTTCTATTATTCGGCGACGGACGTATCGACAACGAAAAAATGCCATGAAAAAACCCTGTATGAAAAATGCCGATGTACTAGACTGTGCGATACGTCACAGACGTTGTGAATTTTGCCCATTTAATGATTTTTTCAAACCTGAAAACGTAATTAAATGTACCCCCCCAGAGATAGATAATGATTAAGAAAATATTTGGATTATTATTTAAAATCGATAAACCTGTATTGGGTCGGTGGTCGTTGAAGTCGTGTAACGAAATTTCAACTTCTATAAACTCTATCTATCAGAACAGGGACCACTGTGGAGATACTATATGTAAAACACCCAAGAAAGCTTCAACGTACCATGATATAAAAGAGAAACACGTTAAATGAATATGTACGATGTCTATACTGACGGTAGTTGCCTGGGTAATCCCGGTCGTGGTGGTTGGGGTGCTATCGGAAATGACTTTAAACTTAGTGGTAAACAGTCTAACACGACTAACAATGTTATGGAGATGACTGCGGTTCTGAAAGCGTTAGAAGAATGTGGAAAACGAAATATAGACGAAGTCTGTATATTCACCGATAGTCAGTATGTGAAGAACGGAATTAGCAGTTGGATAATAAATTGGAAAAAAAACGAATGGAAAACGTCTACGGGGACTGCGGTAAAAAATAAAGAATTGTGGATCGCTATTGATGAAGCTCGTAGTAAATTGAAATATGTCAATTGGAAGTGGGTAAAGGCGCATAATGGGGATCCAAAGAATGAAGAAGTGGATAAATTAGCATTTACGAGTGCCGGTGGAATCGTTAAGTCTGGTAAAAACAAGTTTTATAGGGTCATTCGGGGACATATTCCCGGGGTGTACACCACGTGGAAGGACGCTAAGGCGCAGATTGACGGGTACAGTGGGGCTGTATATAAATCATTTACATCTGAAGAGGAAGCTTTGAAATGGGTAGTAGAACCGCTTGCGGTGAAAGGCGCTCGCATTTTATTGAACGTTCCTTATGATGAAAAAGATGTAGCCAAATCTCATGGCGCAAAATGGGACCCAGACGAAAAGAAGTGGTGGGTACAGGAGATGAAACCGGATCTCGAAAAATATATCAGTTAAATCTATATGGGTGAATCGGATGTGCCCCATTGTGGTACTTGGTGTGATAAACAAGAAAAATTGTTAATAAAATGGGCAGAAAAGGCTGCCGGGTATAGATGGTTACATAATCATGCGAGACTGTCGTTCAAGAAAACAAATGATTATTTAGCCTATCCGAGTATTATTATAGCGAGTATAACGGGTGTTGGTGGGTTTGCAGTACTTAACCCGAGTGGGAATAACGACTTGAGTAATGACATGAAGGTGCGTATTATCGCTATTCAATACTTTTTTGCATTTTTAAACGTTATGGGGGGGATATTGACATCCATAAGTAAATTTAGTCAAAGTTTAAGTTTATCTGAGGGGCATTCTGCTATGTGTGTACAGTGGTCTAAATTTTATAGAAACATAGATATGGAACTCTCGTTAGATACAAAACATCGCGTGAGTGTAGTAGAATTTGTAATGAAATGTAGAGAAGATTATGATAGACTACTCGACGACTCTCCGGATATTCCGGCTGAGACCATACAGGCGTTTCTGAAACAGTTTCCAGATAAGGAAAATAAGCCCGATGTGTGTAACGGGTTGAGTGTACTTGTTTCCGATGACACGGGGTCATCTAGTAATTCAATCAGTGCCGTAAATCGGTGGTTGGGTACACTTGCGAAAATGAGCAAAAATAGTCGGAAGAGTATAGACATTGTTTAATGTGTACTTATATTTATCAAAAACCTGATTTAAGTACTAGAGGTGTATCCGATGGAAACTGACGCGAAAAGAAATCCTTATTACTCCAATCACTGTGCCCAATCGTACTCGGCCCTGATCGATCAATCTTGATATATTTTCGCAAATCCTTGTAATAGACGCGAGCCCCGGCGGCTATAATATCTTCATGTTTCAGATCTACGTGGTTATCTATGGGAAAAAAGTGTTTGTAATACTTTTTCATATTTTCTACGTGTATGAGATAACACTTCATACTCGTTATCCATTTTACACGCTCTAACCCCTTCTCTTTACCGTCAGAATATCTAGAAAGGCAATGGAAGAAACATATTTCAAAGTCGTCACCCATCACGTCTATCACGCTTTGGACCTTTTTATAAAATTCGTCATTCAAGATGATTACATTATCTTCGAACATTAACGCGTATTTTATATTTTGGTCGAAACAGCGTTTATAAAAATCCATGTGTCCCATGTAACATCCAATCGCTCCCATATTAAAGTATGTGATATCTGGTCGCTTCTTCACCGAATCGTAGTGCATCTCAAGTGCTTCCTTGAAATATTCGGGTTTTACATATTTCTTATATTTCGTCGCATTTTCGACCGTCTTTGTATCTTTACCGTATATAATTTCAAGTGGAAGGTCGTCGTTATAGTAACTCATAAACGTTTTTTGTCGTTCTATAGACGATGGTAAAGTTAGAAGAAACGCTTTATAACCGACATTAAGTGATTTGCGCCTACTAAGTAAGACGAAAATCAGGACAATTAATGTCATCAAAAGTGCGAACCCCGGGTTGTCCATAATATAATATATGTATAGAATATAATATAATATGAAATCGCAAATATTGGGTCTGCTGGCTCTCACCCTCGTGTACGGTTTGATATATTCGATGTTACCGAAAGAAGAGTTTGGTTTCAAAAGTGTGATTGACCCATTTTACTTTTCGTTCACCACTATGAGTACGGTAGGGTACGGTGATATATCACCTAAATCTGACAGGGCTAAACTTATCGTGATGACACAACAAGCTGCGCTACTCGTAGAATTGTCTAGTATGTTTAAAACCATGTTCGTATTAAAAAATAAATAAATATACTCAGGTCTCCCTACCTTTTACGGTCCATCGCCCATTTAAGAGAGCCGATCGTCGTTCCCAATCGGTGGTTTGTATAGTCTTGGCTGGTGGCGTAACGAGAACACCTTCGTTAATAACACGACATTTATAGCTTCCAACTTCACATGCATGGTTCAATTCATAACGAGATGCAAATTGAATATACGAATTCGGGTTCATTTCAGCATCAAGAAGTGTCTTGTATCTGAGAGCATCTTCGAATGTGATGAAGGCTAGAATATGGTTGACTGGTAGGCCCTCATCGTTCAGCTTTTGGATAGAGTAGATACCTTCCTCTACATTAGGTTTGTGGAAAGTCAGAACATGAAGAAGATCGGTACCGGTGACTTCTGCGAGATCTTTACTATTCGTTTTATCAACTGTATAATAACTTCTACTTACTTTGGAAATCTTACATTTAGTGTATCTCGGAGGTAAGTAGGGGAGGGGGGCTCGAATGGCAAACATATTGAACTGATTTTTATATCAAGTGTATCTACTTAGGCTGAAATAATCTTCTTCACGGCTTCCGGCCAACTTAGAACACTGTTTTTGCCGTAATTACACCATGGATACGCGTTCTTACCGTCATGTCCCGCGAACTGTATAGCAGTCACATCCACGCGTCGAGCAAGTGCACATACCGTGTCGTTATCGTCTACGATGATACCAACATTTAAACACATACATAGATCCGATTTATACACCTCGTGATTCGTGTAACTGTTTGTCAATATAACCTCATCAAATATACCCGGGTAATGCACATTGATCCAATCTTCCGTCTCGGTTCTGGCATATTCTTGACGCCCCGTGACGATAAACATTTTATCAGAGTGTTTTCTGAGCTCATTCATAGCTTCCACAGACCCTTCAAAAGGTTGAATCATACCAAACACTTCAGATTTGTAAAAATCCCGAACCATCACCCTCGATTCGGCACTCGATATATTAAACATATCACTGTATACGTAACCGTATTTTGGTTTAGTCGGCATTGTCAGTTTATTCCATTTCGCCATGGGCTTCACGAATGGCATGAGCACTTCATCGATATCGATGGCTATACGATTCATTGTGTTATACCAACCCGTGCTCTCTAACTATTATTATCATATTTAATTTATTTACTTTAAATAGATGACAGGATTACCTGTTATAAATCGTGAACGCATGGAGAGGCTTAGGCCCCATCCGGTCACGAGTATTCCATTTAATATGAATACGGTCAGTATTGTTATTGTGATCTTATGTATGTTCGGCTTGTATAGGCGGTACGTGATCGTTAACAAATCTCGTGAACAACGCCATATTTGAGACACTCTTCTGCATCTATATAAATGTCACGTGCCATCATATCTTTGAGTACGTCTCGTGGAATGTTTGTTTCAGTCTTGTATAATTTTTTAGCGGTTTTCATAATTTTTTTACATGTTCTCATTTCGTCTCGCAATTCGACGTACTTACCCACAAACCCTGAGCTCAGTTGGTGGATAAGTACAAAAGCGTGTTTACCCATATAACGACGCGCACCACCGAGTAGAATAAACGTCCCAGCGCTACAGCATACACCTTCAACATATGTATTCACATGAACTTTTGAGTTTTTAAGTGTATCCATAGCACTCATACCAGCGTGTACGTCACCACCATCACTACAAATGCGAATGTTGATGGTCGGTGTGTACCCGGGGAGATCAATTGCCTTCTTGAGTAGATCAATCTCCAACGTTTTGAACTTTTCGATAAAGTCGAGGACATTCTTTCGGTCTACATCACCATAGTAATAAATGTCACACCCTACGGTGCGTACCTCGGCAATTGTTTCTTCGTGTTCGTCCTCGTTTTCAGAACTCATTTATTAAACTTCGCATATTCTTTTTAACTTTCATTACTTCGTTTGGTTTGTGTTTGTTACATAATGCCAAATGATTCATAACATCAAAATCGCCGGGGTTTAATTTGTACTGCAAAGCGTGACCAAAATCACCTTTTGACATATACTGTCGTATAACACTCAATTCTTCTATACCCAATCGCGTGGTGTTTCTAGATTGGATACCTTTCAGCTTATTCAATCGCATTTTGTAGTTACCATATTTTGTCCATGAACTACCAGCCTTGATTGTACTGATTTGCAGTGGTTTACCCATGTACATTTTAGGAATCGCGGCCGCGTTGAGTGCATAATAAGGCATGAGATCCCAGTCACCCGTCCTATAAATTTTCGTGTCGTACATATCCGCGTGTGACAACGAATCGATTATATCAACCGTTGAGTGATCTTCAGAATCTAAATAATTTCCATGTATCACATCGCATACGTGTCCATGTTCATGAAGTGTTTGTGAAATGTCGAATGTTCCGACAGAACATAAAATGTCTGCAATGACATCTTTGGATGTTTTAAAAATATCCTTTTCATCTGAGTTATGTACGTAGTCGTAGAAATTAAATATATTTCCATCACATTTTTCCGCGGCGAGACGGGAACGAGGGTTATCTGAAAGAAGTGATGCGATTTCATCTGGTGTACGACGCGGTATGATAATAAGTTCAAAATTTGGAAGTACATGCACAGACGTGGATGTCACAATCAACGAATTGTTCACACCCGGATTACCACTTGAAACGTAGTCTATAATTTGTTTCTGCCAGTGTACACTCGTATCGTACCCGTCTAGTAATACGATTGAATTTGAACGCAAGGCGTCTTGAAATGTAATTTGAATTTTTTGTAACGTATCTGCTTGTAATTCTATTACGTTCTTATCCACTATGACGTCAGATGCCACGAACGATTTCCCTCTACCCGTGGGTCCACATACGAAAACATTTTTCCCTTCAGAAACGTATTTTTCGAGAAGTCGAATCTCTTTAGTATGTAGCGTCAGGGGTCGCTGCTTTTTTTGTGGTATTATTTTAATGAAAGAGTCCATCAAAGATGATCTTACTGAACAGGCTTTAGATATTTTTTTCAATAATCAAATTTTATATACTAAAATATTAGAACCGATAAAGAGGAGAGTTATACCTATAATAATTTGTATCGCACTCTTTAATCTCATTCTATTCGTGATGATTGTGTATCTGACTCGCCGTCTATCGAAGATTTTATGATAATATCCGTAAGTCGATCCCCTGTAGCCCCCCTCAATTGACTTAATTCCTTTTTCAATTCGTTACCCAGATCGTCCTCACTTACAAACATATCAATCGGTTGAATGTGCATTATTTCTGGTTTGAAAAACCCACTGTCATCTGGAAACTGTTTTTCGAACGCTTGAATGACGAAGTATGGAATCGGTGGGGATTGTTCTATAAGTTTATCGTATTCTGCGCGGCACGCATCTATCATAGTAGATCCATCACATGACCGTTCTTCTAGCGGGAGTGTTAATTCTAGTCGAATTGTTCTCGAAAGTTTACCGTATTGAAGTGACGCGACTCTATTTCCTTCCATCATCTCACTTATTTTGAGAAACTGCATGACTGTCGCGATTATACCTGCAATTAAATTCAAACCACCGATCATTGCCGGCGCTGCTCCTCTTATACTCGAGGGTAGTGAACTTTGTGCAAAGTTCGCAGTACCCGTTACTGTAGAAAGAATAATTACAGGGAGTGAAAAATGCATGTTTTGTTTTTTGTAAATCAAAAATGCGTGATTATGCATATACCGATAACACGCGGACGCTTCCCCCCACGTTTTTAAAATTTGTTCTTGTTGTGGGGACCACAAGAATATACCCTTTTCAGATGTCTTGAGCTTTTTTTTATCCATCTTAGTATACACCTACATTTAATTTCTAATTCTATATAAATGAAGCGAAAGACACAGAGCGCCGTAGCGTTTGGCATTTTCGTGGTACTTTTGGTCTATATCGGATTTCTAACCTATTTGAGAGAGACGGGAAAGCAAAAAATACGCGAACACCGCGCGCGCCCTATACGGATTCGTGTACCCGAACCCGTCAAATATCAAATACCTATACGCGAGCCCGAATTTAGGAGACCGCCTATCAAGACGTATAAACCTGGGCACGTGCAGCAAATGGGATTGTTATCGGGCCCTGGTGGGGAAACGTTACCCCTGTATGGGAAGGAGGCTCGTGGACACAGGGATAGGTACAATTATTACACGTCCACGGCTGGAGAGCAGATATATTCAGTTCCCGTGTCCCGCGACGGTCGGGATTGTATGGACGATATAGGGTGTCAAGAACTGTACAACAGTGACCAGGTTTCTGTTATGGGTAGTTCTTCTCCGTATGACGTGAAGATGTATAGGACGGATAACTTCTTTTAAATGAAACGAATTCCATATCGTTTAGTCATGTATTTTTTAGCTTCCGGCATTGAAGGGCGACTCCAAAGGAGCCACCTCGACCAAAACCCGGCTGTACGCATACCAGATTTGGTCCAGGTCTCACCCATACGCGAATGCCTCGCCACGTATCTACGCATACGTTCGGGATCCCCGTGAATTGTAAAATCCGAATAGCCTTTACCTCCGAAATCTACATACTTTCCATCGTCGAACGTGACCCTATATTTTTTATCCTTTTTCGGACTATTACGAAGAATCACTTTCATCTATATATACACGACATAAAGATTTCATGGGACATATACTCATGGCCAGGACAACGACTACTATACGACCCCCGTGGGATTTGATAGAGAAGGCCTGTAGATACGCGGTCTTGAATGACGAGAAACCGACGCGTGAATATATCAAAAAAGTACTGGCTGAGAAATACAATTACGACGTAGAATCCGCGATTGACAGGGGATTACATTTGGGTGTACTTGATGGTATTTACGAACAAAAAGATGACGCTTACCACATTTCCAAAACTTAATGTACTTAAAGAAGTGTCCCGTATACTATATAACAAAGGGGGTCTCCACGCGGTTGGGGGCTCCCTCACATCGAGTGCTCTTATGGTGTAGTTGGTTAACACTGTGGACTTTGAATCCACCACCCCAAGTTCAAGTCTTGGTGGGAGCTTGTTGGTCCTCTCTTAGCTCAGTTGGTAGAGCAATGGACTGTAGTTCCATTTGTCACCTGTTCGATTCAGGTAGAGAGGACATACGTACCGTATATTGATAGTACAATTGTCGTTTTTTTCCCATAGCTCAGTTGGCAGAGCGTGCGACTGTTAATCGCAAGGTCATCGGTTCGAACCCGGTTGGGAAAGTTTTTTTACTTTTACAAAGTGTTTTCCACTTTGTAAAAATAACCTAACTTATTATATGACTTATACCCCAGCTCACATGAATCCAATTTGGAAATGGATGCGTAGTAATATCGTCAATCTATCGTTTACCGCCAATAAGGCTGTAGTTATACGTGATTGGAGATTGGCTGCATTGCATAATTTTTTCAGTATTGGTATTGTAATTTGGGTTATCTATTCATTATTTGCCGGAAAGACGTACATCGTCACCGAAGTTCCAACAGGGGTTGCGAGTGCTTGGGGTTTGGCCTCGACCGAGTATACGTCTACCCAAACTGCTATATACCAGGGTGGTGCATCTTTCTGCGATACTCTCGCAAATTACCAGTTTAAATACTCAGATGATTGGTACTATAGCGCACCAGTATGTGCGTTCTATACGGGAGCTGAGTTAATCTCAAAGCTACCCTCAGGTAATGTGATGTTTTTTACGACACATATATCCGAAACAATAAAACAAAGATACGATAAACCCGCTATTGGGTGTATCTCCGACTCAAATGGTCTTGGAGACGCGGTAGAAGTTATGGGGAGGTGTGAACATTCAAAATCTACAAACTTTTTAGCACCCGGTATAGAAGAAAGTTATTTCGCATTCAATCATTATTTCGATTCTCGTATAGAATCTGGGGCAAAACCACTTACGTATGTTAGGAGAGATGGGTTTGATGATAATCTATACACGTTTGAAAGGGGTGATGCAATTCGTCTGAAAGTGTCCGAGTGGCTAAACATTACCGGAATTGAACTCGACAAACCATTCAATGAACAGGGAGTGGACGGTTTAGATATTACGGGTTTCAATGGTGCCGGAGAAGACAGTGAAAAGTATCCATACGTGAGAACCAGTGGGTTGCGGTTGAATATAGAGGTCAAGTATCACAACTTCCACCTTGACCGACAAATACATACAAATATGGGGGGTGAAGATGTGTACGCTGTCGTGACAGTATCCCCCAAAATCGGTTGGTTCTCAAAAGGAGACGAAATATTGTATAGCCAAGAGGGTGGTGGTGCAGCATTTGACATAGACAACCCAATTAATCTGACAAGTGGACAACCAAATGGTATGTATTATGATTTTTATAGGTACGGTATTTTATTTGATATACAGCAAACTGGTTTAATCGGGAAAATAGATTACCTTTTCATTCTCATGCAATTTACATCTGGTATTGTTCTATTGGGACTTGCTACTACACTCGTTGGTTTCATTGCTAAATTTGGGTTAGGTGACAAGTCTGAATTATATAGGGGTGCAATGTTAGAGACGTTTGATGTCCAACGTGAAGCTGCGCGGTACGCTACACAGGCGTGTGTTGCTACCAAAAGTTTCAAAGAGGCTGACAATGATGGCAGGGGTGATTTAGATTTTGATGAGTTGAGAGTACTCATAAAAGATTCTTTCTCTAAGAGTTATTTAGATGATGGCGCCGATGACCACTTTAACGAAAAAGAAATTACTGCGATGGCATATTACCTCATGAGAGCAGCTGATGAAAACCTGGACGAAAGGATTTTAGAACAACGTGAGAAAACACCGGAAGAGTTGAAAAATTCAAAGATATCATTACATGAATGGCAAGAATTGTCTACAACGGGTGTTTTCACTTTTAAAGATCTTAAAGCTACATCAAAAGAACAACTAGAGGCAGCTGGATGGAAGAAGAGTATTTTTAGACAGAGAAGTAATAAAAATCCATATCCTTCGCAATGAGTAAAGCTTTATAAAAATCTTATACAATTAGATATTACGATGATACTCATAGATCGTATATTTCGTTTCCTTTCGAAAGACATTAATTTACCTATAAGATGTTACGCGAGTAAACAACAATTATATTCCCCGAAATGTAACTGTGATTGTAAGATATTTTGTAAGAAATTACCCGGTGGAACTCCTGCATATCAGACAGTGAGACTACCGTCGTCATCGTCGAAAAAATATTATTACCGTATAATAAATGAACAGAAATATCAGCAACAATAACTTTCCCGAGATGGGTAGTCCAATCGTTGGAAATAGGCGAAATAACAACAACAACAATAATAATAATAATAATAACAAAAATAAAACAAATAATAAACACCCAAAAAATGTAAATGTATCTACATTTTATAATAAAAGTTTTATGAACGCAAACAAAAAGAATATACCCGCGAGTAAAAGATCCTTTTTGATTACGAATGTGAGTACCAATGATAAGAAGGTTAAAACGGTATACAATATACGTGGGTTGACGAAATGGTTGAAGGAACATGGTAATAGCCCCGTATCTCGTACACCTGCCACGGTTAAAAACATTAAAAAATACCCCAACGATCTCCCTAAACCTCTCATCGTGAAAATGAAACGAGGGCCGGTGAAACGTTCTCCCAAGTCACCCCCGACCAAGAAAAAGCCTCGGAGTGCTTAAATATGTTTCTGGCACACGGCTATGTACATGTCACTCCCACCTATTAATTCCAGTTTTTTACTATCGACTGTACGTTTCGTAAACGGGCCGGGGGTTCCATCGTTACATTTCATACACAGGGCTGAAAGCTTAGTAACCTCACTCGCGAGAGGTATACAATCTATTAATTCACCAAACTTTCTTTGAAAACAGTCTCCATCGAGTCCCGTGAGAATTACCATCTTATTTTCAAAGAGACAATATTCAATAAACTTTCTGAGTTTTGGAAAAAATTGACCTTCATCAATCGCGATGATATCAGCTACTACAAATTCAGTTGAATCAAATAGGTCATACAGGTCATATAATTTGTGACAATTAAACTGTACATTATCATGTGTCTTCAAAACTTCATCTGGAGACCTAGTATCTTTAGCTGAATTGACAACAAGGATATCCTTACCAATAACTTTTAGTCTCTTAAGGCGTCTAATGAGTTCGGAAGTTTTTCCAGAAAACATATTACCCATGATAATGTGAAGACTCATATTTATTATTATTCCTGTATATTTTTTAACGCTGTTTTTTTATACATATAAATTATGAAGAAGTTCGTACCAGTAGTATTGATAATAGCGTGTCTCGTCGGTGTATTATACTATATCCAGACAGAACACCATAGACTTTCAGATTATTTCATGGTAGAATCTCGTACACCGAAAGATTTCCCCTCAATTCGATTCGAAGATGATTTTTTGACAAAGGAGGAATGTTCAGAACTATCTTCCTATATTCAGAACCATGAACTTTTGGCTGAAAGTAGGCTCGGTGAACAATTTAAGGGTACGTATGGTTTCAAATTAACATTTAGGGAAGCGAGTATAAAATATGATATAGAAAATATTAAAAAATTGTACAACCTAGATTTTGGACCTATTCATAACGTGTACAAAAAAATCAAACACCCAGAAGCAAACGCATTTTTATTTAATCCACTCGTAATTAACACGAAGTGTACTGAAGCTGAAGACGATGTAACAGCAGATGCACATTATGATGTAACATTAGACATCCGTAGTTTCGGTAGATGGGTCACACCATTATGCACCACGGTTGTGTACGTGGAAGTTCCAGATGTATTTAAATTAGGACGTCTAGGAATGTTGAAATTCGGGGTGGTTGACATGTTTCAGATTCTATTCGCTAAACCAAAAACTGGACGTAAAGTAACGTTTAGGGGTGACATGTACCACTATGTAGAATCGATGTACACAAAAACACCCAAAAAACGGATTAGTCTCGTATTTGAACAATACAAATTGTCAGCAGAAGAGATACATAAATACGCCGAACTTGAAATAGATTAAAGGTCAAATACTAAATATATTCATGATTGAATATACTTCAGGTGATGGTATTAGTATACGGGTAGGTCAAACAGCTAAAGAAAATGATATACTCGTGAATATAAGTGACCCAAACCATTGGTGGTTACATGCGAGTGGGTACGCGGGTGCTCATGTCGTCGTATGTTACGATGGTGATGAACTACCAAGAAATGTAAAACGAGACGCAGCGGTTTTAGCTCTTCACCACAGTAAAACACCTGATTCTAAAATGTCATGGGTCGATATGGTACGTGTCAGAAATGTTGTATCAGTGAAACACTATGGGCGAGTGACCTTAGAGGGTCGAGTGACTCAACTCACTATTTTTATGAGGAAGGAAAAGGAGCGCCTCGAACAACTCTTAAAATATGTAAAATAATTCTACGTATACAGTATATGAGTCTAACATTCAAAGATAGTTTAATGTTCTATAACACATCATTCCGTAATGTGGGCCTTTATACGTCTATATCATTAGGTCTTCTCGGTGTTTCGAGATTCTATCGAGTGAAGGGTAATGCATTATACAATAAAGCATTCATACTCTTGAGTCTTATCGCTATACTACTCGCGGTTGTCACGTTACAAAATTTAATCAAACAATTAACACAATTCAATAGTCAGCTAAAAGGCGATGAACAGAAAATATTGGAGGCGTGGGTAAGTGTATCTAAAGGAGCGCAATTATTGGTCTACCCCATTTTAGGATTTGCACTATTCACACTTTACCGCGAATCGGTTAAAAGTAATCCAGTATAAAGATATTATATGTTAATTATACACATGGATAAGAAAAAGGTGGTGGTAGGAGATGTGTCCTCTTCTCGTCTCACTACTACTCAGCTTGCTCAGCGTTCAATTGATTCTCGTGCCACTGCTGTAAAAAAGGCACTCGAAGCTGAAAAGGTTCCATTCCCAAAAACCTCTAGGTAAATAAAATAATAGCAACACTTTTATTTTTTACGATAAATATAGTACTATCGTAAAAAATAACGTCGTAATAAGTAAGATGCCTCTCACCGATGCTGAAATTACCAAGAAGGTTGGGGAGCTGCGTAAATCTGAAGGTAAGATCTACGCACCCCTCAAATATTTCAGGGGACTCACCACTCCTATGAGTGTTGAGACCCGCTACAAGAAGATGCTCAGGAAAGACTACTCAAACTTCAAGACAGACGAAGGACAAAAGACTAAGACTTCCTCCTACACCCAAAAATTCAGGAAAAAGTATGGACCAGAGGTTAGGTCCCTACCCGAAATTGCTAAGGCTACTAAGATTCCTCTAAAGACTGTGAAGACCATCTACAATAGGGGACTCGCTGCGTGGAGAACCGGGCATCGTCCGGGTGCTTCTCCACAAGCGTGGGGGTATGCTAGGGTGCACAGCTTCGCCACTAAGGGGAAGACGTACTACACGGCGGATAAGGATTTACGATAAACCATTCATCGATTCGTTCTATCATAGCGCGCTTATCCTCCTCTGTATATTTGGTACCCTTATTCTGATTCGTATTGTCAATCAACCATTGAGAGTTCAGATAGTGCCAGCAATATTTGTTGTCATCCGGTAAATTCCATCCATGACATGGAATGATTTCATCTATCTGAACCTCATCATCTTCTGTTTTTGGGCGACCATACCTATCTTCAAAAA